TTGATAGAACAAATACTGTTAACATTCAAGCTGATTGGAATAAAACAGCACAGGACTTAGCTGACCAAATAAAAAAATCTGTTAGGGATCCTAACTATAAAGTTGTATCTCCAGTACCAGTTAATGTTATAAATGTTGGTGGAGAAGGAAGAAGTTTATTACTTGCTCCTGAAATAGACCAAGTTCAATCTGAAATCTTAGCTGGTATGAATATGCCTAAAGAATTTATTTTCGGTGGAGTAAGTTATTCAGGAAGTTCAATATCTCTTAGAATATTAGAAAATCAATTTATAACATATAGACTTCTTTTAGAAGATTTTATGCAAAACTTTATAATTAGGGGTATGGCAAAAGCCAGGGGTGAATGGTTATCAGAAGAAGATGATGATGCATTACTTTCAGTAAAAATGTCTGACCTAAAAATGCAAGATGATGTTCAACAAAAACAATTAATTATTCAGTTGAATAGTGCAAATAAATGTTCTAATGATTATATGTGGAAAGCAATGGGTATGGATTCTGATAAGATGAAAGAAGCCATCGAAAAGGAAACTATGGATGCTCTACTTCTTCAAACGAAAGCCGAAAATGAGAAGATTAAAATGCAAATAGAATCTATGGAGCTACAGGAACAACTCCAAATAAAACAAATGGAAATGCAGTTTAAATTACAAGCAATGCAACAAAAACTTGCACAGCAATACGGAGTTAATATTAATCCTGAAGAACAACAAGCTCCTCAATCTGGAGGAACTGGTGAACAACAAGCCACTAATCAACAAGCAGGGGAAAGTAAGCAGTCTCAACAACCTCAAGAGGGACAACAAAACAATGGTGATGTTGAGAAAGAAGTAAACAGGATAGCTCTTAGCTTAATTAAAATGCCTAAAGAACAACAAACCCAATATTTATCCAAGATACCAATGGAAGCTAAAGGCATGGTAGAAAAGAGATTAGCTGAATTAGAGCAAACTAAACAAACTAAACAATCTAAAGATAAAATTGACATGAGACCATTACCTAATCAAAAACCACCAAGAAGAGAAAGCTAAATTAAAAACGAGGGCAATGCCCTCGTTTTTAATTTATACATCTTTCCCTGTTTATATTTCTTCTTTAATATCTTATACTTAGTGTAGGGTTAAATAGAAAAATGGATTGGGGTGTGGTAAAATGAAGAAGAAAAAAGAGGTGAAAGTATATACTCTTCCTGCAGAAGAAAGACTTCTGAATGAATTATTAAATGATGATATGGTAGACATTACCAATAAGGTAATTTCCCCTTGTCCAAAGGAAGGAACGATCTTATATCTTCTTGAAATTGAACGTTATGAATAAGGAGTGAATAGAATGATTGATAAATCAACAGAATTAGCGAATCGAATAGTTAAATATATTAATGGAAGTTTACCCCTAAAAGGTGAGCATGGATTACAACTTAACATTGATAATTTAAAAGTTAATATTCCTGAATCAAATTATAATATCGATAATCAACTTAACATGAAATACTCAGGAAGTGGGAATACTGAGGGGTTTGTTTCTGGTACAATTAAAATTACTAATGGAGCAGGTACATCGGTTCATAATGGACATTATGCAAAATTGGTAACTTTTCCTGTAGCAACAGAAAGAGGTACCTATCTTGTTAATGGAATTGAAAAAAATATAATATCTCAAATGAGAATGAAACCTGGATGTTATACTAATAAATCTAGTAATGGGAATATCAAGACTCAGCTTAGATTTGAAAGAAATAAGGTAGCTGGAGCATTCATGCCAGCAATGACAATGATATTAGATCCCGAAACAAAGGTATTCAATACAGAAATAAAATCTTATGGTGCAGCAATTAAATTTAATGTTGTAAATTTAATGACACTATTAGGTTTTACTGATGCAGAAATTAAAAAGTCATTCGGCGATAGCGATGCTTCTGATGCAATAATGACTATAAATCAAAAGAAAAGAAATGAAAAATCATTAGATACATTATATAAAATATTCTTCCCTAGAGCAGTCAGTGGAGAAAATCTAAGTGATGCTAAGAAGAGAGAAAATATATTAGCTTTCTTTGCTCAACATGCTACATTTGGAGATGGTTCAGCTATAAGTTCAACACTAGGTAAGACTACAAATAATCTTTATCTAAATAAAGAACTTATTTCTAAAGCTGTAAAAAAGACTGTATCAGTTTCTACAGGACTTGTTGAGGAAGATACAAAAGACTTAATAAAATATAAAGAAATATACAGTGACAATGATTTAATTTTTGAATCAATAGTTAATGGTATAGATAAATTTTTAGAGTCAGTAAAAACTAAGATGACTTCTTATGATTCAACAAAGAAAGGTGCACCTTTACTTACTGGTATGCAAAATACTATTCACAATGATTTAAATGGTAGAAATGGTCTTATGAATAGTGAACTTTGCTTAGCTTCAGAAGAAATAAATCCTTTATTTATGGAGGCTAAACAAAGAGAAATTACTCAAGGTGGACCAGACGGAATGAGTAAGAATTCCATGAGAAATGAAACTGATGCTAGAAATTTAACTCAAAGTGGAATAAATAAAATAGACCCAGTTGAAACTCCTGAAAGTGGAAAGATAGGTTTTACTCAACATTTAACTGTTGGAGCTAGGATAGAAAATCATACAATAAAATCTGAATTCCTAAGAGTGTTAAATGGTGAGGCTATCATAAGTGATGCCAATAAACTAAGATTATCTCCTAATGAGGAAGAGGAAAATATCATAGCTTTCAATGATTCAAGATATGTAAATAAAGATGGTAATAAGTATGTATTTACAGAAGATGTAGTTCCTGCTAGATACATGAATAAGAACGGAATGTATCCAATCTCTAAAATTAATTATGTGGATGCATCACCTCAATCTATCTTAGGTACATCAGCTAATATGATTCCCTTTGTTGCTCATAATGATGGTTCAAGAACTCTTATGGGTGCTGCCATGCAGAAACAAGCAATACCTTTAGTTAATAGACAAGCTGCACTTGTTACAACATTAGCTGACAAGCATACTGGTGAAACTTTCGATCAAAAGGTTGGAGAAGAACAAGGTAAACCAATTAGAGCAGCAGTTAATGGTACAGTTCAAACTATAACAAACTCATCTATCATAGTTATCGGAGAAGATGGGAAAGAGTATCCTCATGCTTACTATCATTATTATCCTTTAAATCAAAGTTATATTAATAATGAGCTGAAAGTTAAAGTAGGAGATAAAGTAAATCAAGGGCAAATAATTGCTGAGGGTTGGCACACAAAAGATGGAAAATTAGCATTGGGATTAAATACTAGAATAGGGTATGTTCCTTACAAAGGATATAACTATGAAGATGGTGTTATTGTATCTCAAAGTTTTGCAAATAGAATGACTTCTGATGAATTTAATGAAGTAGAAATAATGATTCCTCAAAATGCATTAGGAGGAAAAGGAAGTAACATTAAAAGCGAATTAATGAAAGAAACTACAAATTCAAATCTTTCATTATTTGATAATGATGGTATTATAAAAGTCGGCACAGAAATCAAAGCTGGCTCTGTATTGGTTGGATATCTAAAAGAAATAACAAAAGAATCAGATGATATCATTGATTTAATTTCATTAGGTAGTGGAAAAATTAAATACAAATATAGTGAAATGAATGTACCTCATGGTTCATATGTAGCTGGTAAAATAGAAAGAATTACCGTTGTTAATAGTCCTGATGCTGTTAATAAACAAAAGGTAATATTCAGTATAGTTAATAAAAAGGCTTTGAAAAAAGGAGATAAGATTGCAGGTAGACATGGTAATAAAGGAACAATAACAAGAGTGTTAGCTGACAATCTAATGCCTGTAGCAGAAGATGGAAAGCCATTAGATTTAATGATGTCACCTCTTGCAGTACCTTCAAGAAAGAACCCAGGACAATTACTTGAAGCAGCAGCAGGACTTATTGCCGAAAAGACTGGTAAGACATTTGTTGTTGATAACTTTAACCATCGTGAAAAGGATAGAGTTCTTGAAGGATTGAAACAAATCGGATTCCCTGATGGAAAAATGAAAGTTACATTAAAGGAAGAAGACGATGATGGAAATATTATTGATGTTCCTATCGAAAATCCAGTAACAGTTGGTAATTGTTACATCATGAAACTTAAGCATAAGGTTGATGATAAAATTCAATCGAGAAGTAACAGAGAAACTTCTTTGACATCTAAAACTCATATGCCTAAAAAAGAAACTGGAACAGCTCAAGGTGAAAAGTTCAATCCTCAAAGATTGGGCGAAATGGAAATGAGAGCATTACAAGGTCATGGAGCAGCATGGAATCTATTAGAGAACCAAACTATCAAAGCTGATGGTGGTGGCGATTCTAAGGGCAAGGCTGCAATATTTAAAGCTATATCAACAGGTAATCTTGATGCTGCTGAATTATCTAAATCAGCAACTCCTGAAACTCTAAAAGTTTATATTGATTCATTAAAGACATTAGGACTTCATGTTAAACCTATGTACAATGGAGTGCAAACATCACTTGATAAACCATTTAATAGTTTAGGTTTAGCTCCTATAAATCAAGAAGAATTCATAAAAACTATAGGTAAGGATAAAGAAGTATTCGAATCTAAAATACTAGATGCTAGAAAGTTATACGGAGATAAGGATACAAAAACTGATAGTAGTAAAAAGTCTGCACCAGATCAAAAAGGTGGACTTATGGATTCTGAAATTTTCGGTGAAGGAACAGATGAAGATAGAGATAAGTGGGGTTATATAAAACTTCCTATTCCTGTACCAAATCCTTTATTTATGGAAAATGCTTCTAATAATATTTATGAGCATATAACTGGATTAAAGAGAGATGAGCTAAAACAATTAGCTGCACCAGCTACAGTGACAGGAGAAAAAGGACCTAAGGCTATTATTACTGATGTTTCTGAAATGGAATCATCATTATCTAGAATTGAGAATCCAGAACTTGTTAAGATGTATAAGGAACAATTCAAAGCTAATATGGAAGAACATGGATTCAAGACAGGTCAATTAGTTCCTATAGATGTATTAGATAAACTAAAAGAACAAGGTGTTAATATTCCTTATAAGACAGGTGGTGCTGCATTAGAATATATTTTGAAAAATATTGATGTAGATAAATCATTAGATAAAGCTAGAATAGATTTAGATGTTGCAAAAAATGGTGACGACATAAATAAAGCTTACAAAAAAGTTAAGGCTTTTGAGATGTTAAAGCACAATAACTTAAAGCCACAAGATTTAATGGTTAAATATTTACCTGTTACTCCTTCTTATTTAAGACCTATAATTCCTAAACAAGAGGATAGAAGTGTATTGATTAATGACTTGAATAAATTATACTCTAAAGTTTTATCGGCTAAACAGGTAGCCGAGAGAGAGGCTGTATTAGATAACAACGGAAATGTTGATGGTACTGGATTAGCGCCAAAAGATTTAGCTCAAAGAAGTAAAGTTATGTACGATTCATTAAAGATGCTTCAAGGCCACATCGATGCTAAAGATGGAGACAAAACAATAACATCAATGAAAGATACATTAAGTTCTAAAGCTGGATTAGTTAGAAAAGAAATGCTTGCAAAGAGAGTTGATTTCTCTGGAAGATCAGTTATAACTGTTGACCCTAATCTAAGATTAGACGAAGTTGGAGTTCCTTTAGATATGGCAAAACAACTCTACAAGCCATTCATCATCAAAGGATTAGTTGATAAGGGTATATGCAAAAATGATATTGAAGCTGAAAGCAGAGTAAATAAACCTGACCAAGAAGTAAAGAAAATAATACAAGAGATTGCAAGTGATAGACTTTTATTCTTAAATAGACAGCCATCACTTCATAAATACAGTATTCAAGCTATGAAGCCTGTCATTAAAGAATACGAAGATGGCGGTGTAGTAAGAAGTTTACAACTTAATCCACTTGTAGTTACTGGATACAATGCTGACTTCGATGGAGATACAATGGCAGCTCATGTTCCTGTAACAGAAAAAGCTAAAGAAGAAGCTAGAAGACTTGCTATGCCATCACACAATTTAATTAACCCTACTGATGGTAAAATGGTTATAGAAATAAGACATGAAATGGCTCTTGGAATATATCAATTAACTAATCATTGGGATAAGCCAAAGGGTACAGTGAAATCTTATGCTAATGAAAAAGACCTTAGAAAAGATTATCTAATGGGCAGAGTAAACCATGATAGTAAGGTTAGAGTTCCAATATGTATGCAAGAAACAACTGCAGGTCAAGCTTTATTTAACTGGGTAATTCCTGAAAGAATAAAGAAGTACAGAGATTTCAGAAAAGTTTGGACTAAGGATGAAGTAATGAAAATGCTTATAAAAACTTATGAGGAATCAGAATTGACAGGATTCAAATTAATGTCAAAAGTTGAAATAGCTAATTTATTTGATGCAGTTAAAGACTTAGGATTTAAAGCTTCAACAAGAACAGGATTATCTCTTGGAGTTAAAGACTTTACTTTCGATAAGAATGTAACATCTGAGATTAATAAAATTACTGCAAAAGGAGATAGTACAGATCCTGAATCTTGGAAAAAAGTTGAAAATGAAATAGAAGGTAAATTGAAAGGTGGTTTACTTCCTAGTGATAATCCATTACAAGTAATGATGAGTTCTGGGGCTAGAGCTAATGCTCAACAAATCAGAAAAATGTTCTCAACTATCGGTGTTGGTATGGACGTTAGTTTAAAAACATTAAGCCCTATAAGAAATTCCCATTTTGATGGATTAAGTCCTCAAGATTATTACACACTAGGCAGAGATTCAAGAAAAGGTATGTATGACAGATCAGTTTCAACAGAAGCACCAGGAGCATTAACTAGAGATGTCTGGTCAACAACTCAAGACTTAGTTGTAACAGAAAAAGATTGTGGAACAAAGGAATTTATCAATCTTTCAAAGAATGATAAAACAATCAAAGGTAGATATGCAGGTCAAGACATAAAAGATTCAACCGGAAGAGTTATCTGTAAAAGAAACCAAATAATTACTGGTGAAATGTATAACGCAATATTCAAAGATGATACTATTGAATATGTTCCAGTACGTTCTCCACTTAGATGTAAAACTCCACATGGAAAATGCCAACATTGCTACGGTGCGATGGCAGGAACAATACAACCAGTCAAGATAGGAACTGCTGTTGGAGTTATAGCTTCTCAAGCTATAGGAGAACCTGTTACTCAAATGACAATGAATACTTTCCATACTGGTGGTGCAAATTCAGCTGCTACTCTTGGATTACCTAGAGTTAACAATATACTAGACCTTAGCAGTAAGCCTTCAAATAAAGCTGTATTAGCAGAACAAAGCGGAACAGTAGATAGTGTAACTGAAACTCCAAATGAAATAACTATAATGATCGGAAAAAGAAAACACGTCATCAAAAAAGTGTTAGGTCAAACACCTCCAGCATTAAAGGTTAAACGTGGAGATGTAGTAGAGAAAGGAGATTTCTTAACTGTCGGTGATTCCAGCGATATCGTTGCTACAATGGATAATAACAAAACAACGTTAGTACTTACTAATGCTGATCCTAGCAAATTATTTAAATTGAGAGCAGAAGCTAATGGTCAACATGAAGCAGTAAATTACACAAGGGACTATTTAGCAAACTCTATGCAATATGCTATCAAGGCTTCCAATGCTTATATGGATAGAAGACATGCAGAAACTATAGTATCTAAATTAACAGGTACTGCACAAATTACAGATTCAGGAGATTCATCATTCATGAAAGGACAAAAAGGTGATGTAAATCTTTATGATAGATGGAATAAGGAAAATTGTACTGGAACAAAAACAGTAGATATTTCTCCCGTAGATGCAACTCAATTACTTGGAAGAACATTAGCCACTGACATTATTATTGGAGGCAAATTGGTCGCTAAAAAAGGTTCAATAATAACATCAGAGAATGTAGCCTTACTTTCTAAATATACTGAAAAAGTGAAAGTATTATATAAACCAATAGAATATCAAGTTTTACTTCAAGGTAAAATGCCAGCAAGTGTTACTGGAAATTGGTTTGGTGATATGGGAAGTAGAAATTCCGGAGGTCTTATGGGAACATTAGCTTCTGGTGCTGAAATGGGAGCAGTAGATAATCTACAAGACCCAAGAGCAAGACTTATGGCTGGTAAGATGTTGAACATCGGGGCAGGTGCAGAACTAAAAGATGAATTTAAAGATAAATATACAAATAAAATGTCTAACTTCTTTAATAACAAAATAGATGTAAATAAATACCTAAAATAGATTCACAAAAAACAAGTTGGTCATTGACCAACTTGTTTTTATTTGTTATATTGTTTATAGAAATAAAAATTTAGGGAGTGATAACTTTGACAAAAAATAAAAATGTAGCACCTAAACTAACATCAAGAGAAAAGATAATAAACGCAAATATAAACAGAGTTAGGGATGAATTAATTGCAACTCAACTCGAAGCAGAATTCTATGAAAAATTTGCATCTAGTCATGCAGATGAAGCAGGCAAAGATGATGGTGGTTCTGGGATTGCTCAAATGGTATTAATGGCAAAAACAAATACACCAATACTTAAAGGTCAAGAAATTTTTCTTCTTGAAAAACTTAATTTCTTGAAAGAAAAAAGAGATAACAGTATAGCTAAGAAACTCATGAAAGATTATAATAAGTTCCCAGAAAAGATAAGTATAGAGGGAGCTAAAGAAATTAGTAATGAAGAACTCGTGAAAGAACATGGTGTATTAGGAAAATTAGTAAAAGAATAATTATAGGTTTCAAACATAGTTAGGTTGTTTTAGGGCCCTAACAATCCACATTTCTTGGCCGAGAAATGCGTAAATACTATGTTTAAAATAAAAAGAGTTGGCTTTCGCCAACTCTTCTTTTTTTGATTATTTTTAATTAAAAAGGCATATCCTCGTCGCCCTCTCCGTTTTCAGGATATTCAAGAGGTTTAGATTCTTCAATAAAATCCTTGCAATATTCTTTTACTTTCTCTAAATCCCTAGTCCCTGTTTTCTTATATCCAAAGCTAGAATTTATTCTTCCTTTATATTTAGCTGTAGACATTCTTCCATCTAAAATAACAATTACACATTTGTCAGTTACACTTCTTACTCCTCTACCTATGGCTTGCTTAAGTGTTATTACCATATCGGGAATTGAATACTTATAAAATGAATTAGCTCTATCTTTTAGTTTTTGTTGTATTGGATCTGTTGGTTGAGGGAATGGAAACTTATCTATAATTACACATCTAAGTGCATCTCCAGGAACATCAACACCAGTAAAGAATGAGCGTGTACCAAATAATACAGAGTTTTTATCTTCCTTGAATTTTTCCACAAGCTTAGTTCTTGGCATATCTCCTTGAACATATATTGTATATGGCAATTGATATTGCAGTTCATAGAAAGTATTTCTCATATTTTTCACAGATGTAAATAGGCACAATGCTCCACCACCAGTAGCTTTTACTATAGAGTGAATATTTCCAGCTATAGTTTTATCAAATCCAAATTTATTTCCCTCTATGGCTCCTTCCGGTAAATACCATAATTGCTGTTCTTCAAGATTAAATGGAGATGAACCTATAAATTCAACTACATCTTTTTTTGATAGATTTAATCCAAGTTGTTCTTTTATATATTCAAAGGAACCACCGACACTCATTGTAGCTGATGTAAATATAGAAGTGACAGTTTCGCTAGCAAAGAAAGCTTCAGCTAATGAACCTCCGACCTCAACTTTCTTACAATTCAAGCTTACTGTTTCATTTATCTTTTCCAGCCAAATTACTTTATTATCATCTTTTAGAATATTTTCTATAGATGTAATAAAGTATAATATGTCAGATGATGAATCGGACATGGTTTGCAGAATTTGATATACTTTCGTTACTTCCTTACTTTCTTCATCATCATAGCTATCTCCGAATGCAGCTAGATTCTGTTCGCAATTAGATAATGCGTCAGCGATACAGTTATCTATATTTGTCATCGGAGTTTTTAGTTCATAAAAAGATTTTGGTAGTTCATCTTTATTATTGATAATAGTTGGAGAACTTAAATCAGTAAATTTTCCTTCTATATCAAAAAATGCAATTTCAAATTCCTTGAGAACAGAGTTAAACATTTCAGGATCTAATGAATCCTTATAATTTGCGCATATGTGATTTAATTCACTGCTCTTATTTCTAAGCATAGACACTGTATTATAAGATAATTTTAGTGCATCAAAATCCCTGAATATATTAGCTGCTTCATGAGCTTCATCAAATACTAATATGTCGTAAACTGGTAGTATCTTTCCTCCTATTTTATTATCAGCAAATAACATATGATAGTTGGTTATTATTATTTTTGATGAATTTAATTTTATCTTATGTTTCCCATAGAAACATTCTTGTTGATACTTACAATTCTTCCCTGTACATTCACCTTTCTTTGTACAGCATATTTTTTCTAATATGTCTTGTTCAGGAATGAAATTAAGTTCCGATAAATCTCCTGTTTTTGTATTATTTACGAAATCATAAATCTTCTCAAATGAACTATCAATCATATTTTTTGTTGTTTCGTATAATCCTAAATCTGCTACCTTTTCATTACATATAAAGTTTTGTCTACCCTTTAATAAGGTATACTGTAACTCATCGGTTATATTTGGATATAAAGATTTCATTACTTCAATCGCAAAAGGAACGTCCTTAGTATTTAATTGCTCTTGGAGTGATATTCCCGATGTTGCAATGACAGCTCTGTGCGTAAATCCACTTTCAATTATATCTAATAGTACAGGGAACAGATAAGCATATGATTTACCCATTCCTGTTTCACCCTCAATAACTCCAATCTTATTATTGTCCAAACAATCCTTTATTCTATGAGCAGCCTCTATCTGTGACGGTCTTTCTTTATAGCCATCTCTTAAGTCACTTATGGCTCCATCATTATTAAATATATCATCTAATATTATTTTTCTTGACATCTATCTTCCTCCTCCAGCATCTTCTGTATTAATAACCAATAGCCCATAAGAGTATTTTCAACCTTAAATGTATGACTTACTATCATTGTTGATATTCCATCTCTTGAATTAATTTCGAATAAATCAAAGCCAATTTCGAACAATCCAGTGGATGAGTCTCTATCTACATAAGTTACATCAGCAACTGCATGAAATTTATTTCGGATAAAGCTTATTAACTGTGTCTCATTTAATAATGGCATACAATTATCTTTTCTTATATTGTCACCACACCATGTTAATATGAATTTATTTGTATATGAAAGAACTACATGCAAATTATCTTTGTTTGTGCAAAACAAATCTCCTACTTGTGGATTCCATAATTTTTTTATTTCATTTTTCATATAATTAGGAGTTTGTTCAAAATAAATTAAATCAATAAAATTCTTATCCATCTTACTTCCCCCTATCTCTTTGTATCATTTTCAAAAACTAAATTATCATCTTTATCTTTTACTCTTAATGACAGTTCTCCTTTGTCATTAGCGAACCCCTCAATTTTTAGTGCTGTTGTTACTGCACCATTATCTCTTTGCTTGATGGTTATATCAATACCACCCTCTTTGTTTCTTGGTCCACCAGTTAAATTATTTGTATATCCATCGATTTCTCCATCTACCCAAAAGTTTCTTACATTTTTTGGCATATATCTCGTCCCCCTATATTTTATTTCTTTTTGTTATACTCGCTCCAAAAATATTCACATGAAGTATATACAACTCTGCACTCATGCTTTCGTGGACATTTTGAGCAAATATTATATCCTTGGTTCATTTTTCTCTATCTACTCCTTTTGAACTTTTCCTCTAACCAGTAATTGAATACCACGCACGCATCGCTTTCATCATCGGTGTTACACTCTAATCCATACTTTCCGTATTTCTTTTCCATATATTTTCGGAGTGCTCTTTTTGTTATATCGGGTATTTTAAGTATTTCTTTTTCAGTTAAATTATCTACTAAATCATGAGTGACTTTTACTAAGTCGATAGGTCCTCTTACTTCTTTAACTGGATATTCAATAACATCAATACTCTTTGAACTCGCAACACCAATGAGTACTCCCATTACTTTTCCGAGAAGTACTGACGTTAATACTCCGTTGAATATCTCATTCTTTTCTACAACAATTAAATCAGGCTGTATGGCTGTTACTATTTTTGTAATTTGTTCTCCTATATATTTAAGCACAAAAGAGTTCTTCTTGTTTCTTACTTGAGTATCTCTCTTCTTCTTCTCTACCTTACTTATAGACTCTTCTCCAAGTCTATAGTATGAATTTATAGACTCTCCATTTTTTCCGGTTAGTAATTTTTTCTTAGTTTTTTTATATCCTAATTCTTCGGGATTAAAACTTTTGGGTATTATGGGACAGCTCTTAACTAGTATTGGGTCTCCAGTATTTGTATCAATAATGGAAGCTATAACTCCTACACAAACACTAGATAAGTCAAAAACTAAGACAGTAAATTTATCTTTCATTTAAGTACCTCTCATTTGCTTTTAAATTTTGGAAGATTTATAATTTAATTGAGCATAGTTTATTCCCCCTAAAATTAATATATCGATAGAGAGGAGATTTTTATTTAGTAAAAATCTCCTCTCTATTTTAGAATGTGTATCTATCTTTATGTAAAATGATACTACCATCTCTATCATCAATGGCCCACCACTTATTACATTCAGGACACCTAGCATATATAGTTGGTCCATCTTGACCAGTTAAGATTAGTTTATGCTCATCGCCAGGACATGTATATTCTAAAAAACATTCACTGTTTAATTCGAATTTAGGTTTCATATGCTCCTTTATAAGAACTTTAACTTCTTCGTGAGTCATTATCTTGCCTTTGCATTGCTCGCATTGTCTGCCATTCTCTGGACAATAACCAAGGACTTTACATGACGCTCCTGCATTTGAAAATAATGCTGGTGAGTGAGATTTACATAGAGCCAATTTTTTATCAGCTAAAATTTTAATCTCCCATTGAGCATTATTACAACATCTGATTTTAAACCAATCTAGTAGGGCATGTCCAGTCATAGCGATAAGACATTTAAATTCTGTACCCTGTGGCTTTGCGAACCTCATATCTTCTTCTGGATATCCTTTATCGACACCACCATTATAGAATTGTTCCAATATATCCATAACATCTCCGTACGTTAGGTCTATTTCAGTAAGTGCATCAAAACCTATCATTCTTCCTAAATTTTCATGATCATTTATAAGTATTTTGGAAGGATTTAATTTAACTGATACATATAGTCCATCTAGTGAGGGTGGTTTAATTACATCGAAACTTCTTTTTCCACCCTTTTCAATCCTACCAGTTTTAATCATGTATGCTGCACCTATTCTTTTTCTTACTAATTGAGTTTCACACACTCTGCTTGCACCCTCAACTGCAAAAACAAAGTAGTCAAATTCTGTTGTAGCTAAGTGGCTCATACTAACTACCTTTTTAACCAAGTCCTCATTATAGTCCATACTTACAATCTCATCTAGACTTTTTTCTGACCTAGTTATCGTTGCAGCAATATCTACAAAGCTTTCTCTTTCCATTGAACCAATTAATTTTACATTGATTCCTTTTCCACCATCGATTATGTTTGCCATTTTAATTTCCCCCTATTATAATTCTAAATCATGTTCTTGCCAAAATTTAATAAAGTTTTTGAATGTTTGAAACTCAAAGTAATTGAATTTCATTTCGCTATCAAAATTATTATCTTTATACTTGAATACTTCAAATGAAATAAATTCAAGATTAAGATCTTCTTCATTTTTGATTCTTGATACAATCCTGATTTTATAACTGCCTCCTGTTTTTATGGATGCTATATTCATATTGTAAGCTATTATTCCGGGTTCTGGAGAAAAATTTTGTTCTGTAGTGGTATCATATTCATCTAATCTATCAAATCTAGGCTTACAAATAAACAAATCTTCTTCGAATAAATTAAATATATTATGCAATTCATCTAAATCACCTTTGCATATATATAAGCTCTTAGATACTGCTGAGACATTTGATCTGATAAATATTCCGAGTTGTCCCGACTTGCCGTAAGTAAATTCATGGTAATGGGTTTCGCTAGATAATAAACCTTCATATCCTGATTCAAAACTAAATTTACCTTCGAAAGTTTCCGGAGGAGCAATACTTAATTTGACCTTATTATCATCGTTGACTGCTTTCCCTAAAGTATTATTTGGCATTTTTACTTCTCTTTCATTGAAATATCTTTCAGCTAGACTTTCTTCAGGAACCACTTTTGCACTTACTAATGCATACTCTATTCCCTGAAGTATGTGAAGTTTCTTATCTGAACTATTTTCAATCTTTTTAATATTCTCATCAATTAACATTCCTAGTTCTATTAATTGCTCTTGATTTATATCAAGAAGAAATCTATTCATATCCATTTTCCTCCCCCGAAATTATCCTATATGGTATACCTTCTTTTAAATACATTATATTTTGATTAGAAGAACCTCTATATTTTATCTTTTCACTCATTAAATCTTCTTCGAATTTGCCATCAACAAGGACATCGACATTAGATAAGATACTGTTGCCTATCAGTTCATTATAAGTTCTTCCAGTATAAAGCCATATATTAATCCCATGATCTTTTAATCTTCTACATAATCCTAATGCTGCATGTTGCTGACACATTGGGTCTCCACCACTCAAAGTAACACCATCTATCATTGGTTTACTTTCTAGGATTTCAGTAACAATAGCATCAACTTCTCTTGAAATACCTGCTTTGAAATTTTGAAGTTCCTTGTTATGACACCCCTTACAGTCTTTATCACAACCAGCAAAAAATACTGTAGCTCTGATTCCTTCTCCATTCACTAAAGATTCATGAATTATTTCCTCAGCTATCCTTGCTTTCACTGAAATCAGCCTCCTTGTATTCTGTTTTTAAATATACAGAAATAAAATTACACCAAGGAGTTCTGTGACATTCTAATGGATCTTTTTCATAGCATATGAAATAAATATCTTTTCCTTCTTTATGAGCATCTTCGATTATTTTCATTAATCCTAATCTTAGAATACTTACTTTCATTATGTCATATGCTTGTTCTACTAGATATTTTTCAACGAATTCTTTCCATTCTATTTCCTTATTTTTAAATTCATCTCTTAATTCATCTGTTGGAGCAAAACGTTTTGCCCATAAACAATCATATTTCTTAAGCGATTCCACTACTACTGGCTTCGCTTGCCTTGCAATAAATATTTTTACTGCATCACTTGGTATCTTTTTCAGATTTGATAGATAAGTTGAGTAAATCATTTTCGATAGCCTCGCTTTCACTTATTATTCTGTATGACTTTTTGTTTATATAAATTGTACCTTTATCTTTATATTTTGATTCTAGAAACATCTTATAATAACTTTCTCCACACTTCACTCCAATAGATAATGCTATCAGCATCCAGAATACGCAATATCCATCAACTCTAGATATTACTCTTATCATAACAACGATGAGTGCTTCTGCCATATCAAGCTCACTCTCCTTTCTTAGCATCGTGAGGTACTTGAATGATACGCATCTTCTTAGGGTTCTCTGTATCCATAAATTCCACTGCTTCTTCTTTATTTATGGTATCAGGAAAACAAGCATATTTGTGACATTCCGTTAACATATTACTGATATTTTCTTTATCTTTATCAGACAAGATTACCATTATAGGCTCATCTTTACTATCATGTATTTGGTCTCCAATTTTAATTTTCAATGTCAATCCTCCTTTTTAATCGTAATAGAATATCATCCCTACATTTGAAACTAACTTCTGTACCTTGGCCAAGTTCAGTATGCATGGAAATAGATTCTATCATGAGTATATGTCCTTGAAATTCTAATGAACTCTCCAATTTTATGTTTGGGAGTGGTTCATACTTAAATACTTTCCTGACTATTTTTTCATAAATAAATTTACCTATTCTATTGAGCATAGCTATTCCTCCCAACTACTTAATTAATGGACACCATCTAGGTTTAGTTTTTATTCGTTGCTTGCCACATATTGATGAATAGTAATTATAGCCTTTTTTGCGAGTACTATAATGAATCGAACAATACCAACCTTCCTTAATTCTCTTACATTTTTTGCATGTGCTACATTTTATTTCAGGTGTTACTTTCTTAAATATTTTCTTAATGAATTCAAACATAGCTACTCCTTTCTCTCATTTATTATTTTTTCAGTATTATCTGTTCTAATTTCTTTTGTATTTGGAACTATAACTGATCTAGCTGAAAAATGGAATCTTCTAGTTACTAAATCCTTTATTTCTAGTTCCCTTAGATATCCATATTTTATTTCTTCCAATATCATCACCCCTTAATCTATATTTCATGGACTATTCTTGATTCTCTCTCTCTTTCTTTTCCATACCCAAATCTTTCATCTAAACTTAAATATCCTGTAACTCTAGATATTCCTTGAAAATGATTTCCTCCACAATTAGGGCAAGTTGTCATATCCATAGTTGCTTCTGTGCCACAATCTTTGCAATACCTTATCCTGAAATTATAAGCAACATACACTATATTGGTATTCTCTCTACAATATTTTAAATGTCTATGAATATATCGTTCTCTAGTTTCTGTATCGCCACCATCGATCTCAAAGTAACTTATCATTCCACCAGTACATAATTTATGAAATGGAGCTTCTAAATCAGCTTTCTTAAGTGCTGAAATATTGTAGTAAACTGGAATGTGAAAACTATTAGTGTAGAATCCCCTATCAGTTACATTCTTTATTTCTCCATATCTTTTCAAATCCATTTCAGTGAATCTTCCGCTTAATCCCTCAGCTGGAGTTGCATATAGAGAAAAGTTTAAGCCTGTTTCATCTCCAAACGCTTCAACTCTGTCACTCATAAAATTCATGATTTCTTTTGCTTTTTCATAAGCTTCTTCTGATTCTCCATGATGAACTCCCATCATAGCGATAAGTGTTTCTGCAAGACCTATGAATCCTATTCCCCATGTTCCTTGTTTTAATATTGGTTCAATACTGTCTTCAGGACCTAACCCCTCTGAACCTTTTACGAGTTTTTGGCCTGCGACGAAAGGTAAATCTTTTATTCTTAATTTCTTAAGTACGTCATATCTGTACAATAATTCCTCTTTTGATAGTATCATTAATTTATCTAGTGACTTGAAGAATTTATCCCAATTACTTTTGGCTTCTATTCCTAACCTAACCATATTCATTGAACATGGAGCTATATTTCCTCTAGCTTCAGGACCATCTTCTCCATTTCTGTTTGCCATTACATTTGTTCTACAACCCATCTGTGCTGCCAATATACCTCTAATGTAATAAGAAAGGTCCATAGAATTATCTAAATTTCTAAATGTAGGATTCATTCTGTGAGCTGCAACTTTGACAGCTAAATCATATAGATATCTGTAAGGATCATTTTCTTCTGTATTTACACCTTTCTTTGTTCTGAAACAAATATTCGGGAAAATCATTTGTTCTCCCTTGCCCATGCCCTTGTCATATTCTTCAAGGAACATTTGACATACTAATGCTGCATCTTCATTCTTAGGAATACCAATATTAATTGATGAGAATGGAACTTGGCTTCCTGCACGAGAATGCATTGTGTTTAGGTTGTAGCATACACCTTGCATGGCTTGGCGAACTGATTTTTTAACTCTCTTCTCCACATTATCTTTTATAAGTTTTTGATCAAACGCGGAAAAATCATTTATAACTAAATTCTCTCTCATTAAATTAGGACTATAGTGAATGAAATTATTTATTTCCTCAATCTCATATTTTTTTCTAGTTTCTCCTACAAATGGCGCCATATCATTATCGAAATTAACATGACTTTGACCACCAAACATATCATTCTGAGTTGATTGAAGAAGAATACATGATAATTCTCCAGCAGCTTCAATACTCTTAGGTGATCTTATTGTCCCATATCCAGTATTAAATCCTTCCGCTAATTTTCTCCTAGTATCAATATGAAGACAATTAATAGTAAGATTGAAACTATCTACGTCATGTATATGGATATCACCTCGCTCATGTGCCTTTGAATGTTCTTTGGGCATATTTGCTAGGTTAAAATATTTGTTTGCTACAGAGGCTATTTGAAGTAATTTAGCACTGAAATTATTTCCTACATTAGCATTATCTCTAGTGGTTTCTTCACCAATCTTTTTAATTGCTTGCATTACATCTGATTTAATTTCTCTAACCTTAGTTCTGTCTTGTCTGTATTCCTCAAAATGTTCCGCTACATTCCCCAATTCCATTTCCTTAAGCACTCCAATAATTACATCTTGGATTTCTTCAACTTTAGGATATGAAGCTTCATCAAAATTAACATTGATTGCGTTAATGCATGCTTCAGTAACTTGTCCTATAACATTATAAGTACTGGCACCGCAATTTCTCATAGCTTCAGAAATAGCTTCTCTTATTCTCCTTTCTGAAAATTTTGTTCTTCTCCCATCTCTTTTTATAACCTTTTCTATCATAAAAATTTCCTCCCTCAAAATAAAAATAGAGCATCTATAATTATAGATGCTCTATTAAAGAAATGCAAAATTACTTATCTATATTTCCGGAAATGTTATATCTGAACGGTCTTCCAAAATTTTGTTCCATTTTTGTTTCAACGTAATACTGCAAATTCTCTGGCAAAAATACATCAGCATACACATCACATAATGATACTAACTCTATGATATTATTCCACATTGCCACAAATAGTTTTAAGAAGTTCTTTTCTGAATTATGATAAGCATACATCATTATCTTTGAAGATGTATTAACTTCATTCCAAACTCTCATCATATCTTCTATCATAACAAATTTAGATTCATTTTCGCTTTGAGAATAAGTATTTACTGAAATTGCAAAATACTTATTCTCAAATTCGCTCAATTCTTTCTTAATTTCTATACTTAATTTTAGGTATTGAGATATAGTTTCATCAGAACAAAGAAAATTTGTACATCTCATAACTATATCAGCTAACTCAAAGCCTTCTGCTTCTTTACCTAAATCTTTCTTTACAGCATCAGCAAGTTCAGATATTTCAGTATTTAATAAGACAGACTTAACAGTTCTATTGTGTACCAATGAATTGCTAAACCCTTTTTGTTTCAAAAGTTCTTTCTCTTTTATTGTTGTTTCGCATAATAAATTGTTCATATCTCTTATAAAGCAAGATACTATGTAGTATCCATTTTTATCTACATTCTTTAATTTCTCGCTATTCATTATATCAGTTATTTCTTTAACTATATCAAGATATTTATTTTTTGATTTTTCGATACTTATCTTAAACAATACAATTACCTCCCAAATGAAAATATGAAAAATGAAAGAGCCGAAAGGCTCTTTCATTTAATTATCTATTATAGTTTTAGAATAATTCTCCATCTTTGCCATCGGCACCTTGTTCTACATCTATAATATCTCTTTCTACGATTTCAGTCATGAATAATTTCTTTAACGCTAAACTCATAGTTTTTAATTCTTGATAAGCCTTTTCATTACGAGTTTTTCCATCAGGATTCATAGCATCATCGTTTGGTCTAAAGTTATTATAATCCAATACATAGAATACACCTTGATCATTTTCTTCTTGGTGACTTCCAAATGTTACCTTACATGCAAAAGGAGCAATGTTAAGTGGAATTAATTTGTTCATGAATCCTTTGGTAGTTTTTACACTTGCACCTGCTGCTATGATTCTAAATGGTGTTCTAGTTTCACAATCTAAAGCAAGGAATACATAACTCATATTACATGCTGGTTTTGTTTCTCCTTCAGGTAAGTTATTCCAAGCCTTTTGGTTTTGAGAAGAGTATTGGCATGTTTCACAGTTACCATCTCCAACACCATCAGCATCTACTTTAACTTTACCATTGAAGCTTCTGCATAATGGGTCCTCTCCTCTTTTAAAAGGTTTCTTCCAATTTACCATTGATTTCCCTTGATCTAATAATATACAATCGATAGCATCTTTAGCTTCGCCTGTTACTGTATTATAGAATTGTCCAGCCTTTATACTTCCATCTTTACATTTAGTAACTTCTGGAGAAGTTGTTTGTAATAATTTATATTTTGGTAATTGAATATCTGATTGATTTACATCTAATCCAACTACTTCTTCGTTGGGACTTTTAAATGCACCGAATCCTTCAACTACTACGCTTGCGTCTTTTACTGCTAATTCCTCTTTTTTACCTTTAACATCTGCCATTTTAATTTGTCCCCCTTGATTTATATTTTATTTTATTTTTAATAATTAACATTTTATTATTTTGCTGCTTTCTTAGCTTCTGCTGCTGCTTTCTTAGCTTCTGCTGCTTCTCTATAAGGAACGATATCAACTTTCTCTTCTATTTCCTTTTTGATTATAGAACTAACTGATAATCCTACTGTTAATGCTTCAGGAACTGTAATTTCTTCTTTTGTTCTTGGATTAACTCCTGGTCTTGCAGCTCTATATCTTGTTTCTAAAGTACCAATATCAGTAAGTTTTGTTTTTCCTGTTTCTACAAGATCCTCTACTCTTGTTTCATCTGCTGCCTTAAGTACTTTCTTTACTACAGCTTCACTTAATTCCACACCTTGCGCTTTTACCTTTTCCATTACTGATTCTAAAAATTCTGGTTGTGTTTTCATTTTTTATTCCTCCTAAAAAAATTTATTTTAAACGAAGATTAATTTCCCTCGTTTAATACCTTATATGAATTTATTTTTTTGATAACATTTTTTATTTTATATATATTTTTTCCTTTTGTAAAGCACTTTTGATTTCTTTTCCATAGATATCACCAACATGAACTGCATCAGGATAATCACTAACACAATTATTGCAGTAATATATTACTTGCCCATCATGAATTCTATAATACATATCTTCGGGCAATATATCAGTCTTTTTAGTTGCTCCACATTTCGTACAAGTATACTCTGTAAGTGTATTGATTTTTGATACCACTAATTCTGGAATGGCTAGACAGATATCCTTAAGCTTATCATTTTTATCAAAGATAAAAGTCATGCAAGTTTCATACTCTAATTTTCTAAGTTCTAGATCTGTATATTCTTTAATTAAAGAATCCAATCTATCTTTTGCAATTTCAATCATCTGATCAAAATATTTTCGAGTTGAATTCGTGGCCATGTTTTTTATTGAATCTTCTGCATTAGATTTAACACTCTTATAAAGAATGTATTGTTCTATTACATTTAATGGAATGAATCTAAAATTAAATTGTGCTGATTGATAGGTTCCTCTGTGCATAAAGAATAAACATACATCATCCAAATCTTCTAAGACACTATCTAAATTATCTGTAACGAGTTGAATGAGATTTATGGGTCTACCACAGTTTTCAAACAAATCTTTTTCAATCAGCACCTTGGTTCCATAAATTATTCTCATTATTAATCTCCTTTCGTTAACAGAAATAATTTATTATTGTGCCTGTACTTCTTTTTGCTGTTCTCTTAATGCATCTCCAAATATGTGTTCAAAGATTTCTTTATCTAGAAGAACAGCACTCCTTCTCTCCATACTTTCCCATTCCTTGTCTTTACCGAAAATATCTTTTGCTGATTCTTTTTTAATAAGTAAAAGCTTTCCTGTTGGATAATGCCCCTTAGTAATCGGTGGTTGATTTTCAATTGTAGGTTCACTAGAAACTTCCGTAACCAAAAAGCCTTGTTTAAATTGCTCCTTACATTTATCACAAGGTTCATAATCAAGTAATAAATTCTTAGGTGCTTCAGCATCATCTTTTAATTTTCCCATAAGTACAATTTCTTCTTTGTGTCCACCACAATAAAAACAAAGTGGTATTGTGGGATTAACTCCATGTTTTTCGCTTACCTTGATTGACTTCGACATAATTAATTCCTCCTAAAAAATTATTAAAGGAGAAACATTAATGTTTCTCCTTTAATATCTTATACTACAAATATAGGCATTTAAAAAATATCTTTTAATCTTTTTAACTTTAATTCATTAGAATCATAAGATAAAAGAATAGTTTTTATAGACTCATATTTATTTATCGCTTTTTGAGTTATAAGGGTTTCATCTGTTATTTTTAAAAACTCATCTGCCTTATTTTCACTAATAATACTCTCTAATAATTTTAATGTATATAGTCCACTAAAATCATCTAGCTGTCCGGCCATTTCAATCTTCTCTTTTAGCGGTAAATCGTTCCTGTACATCTTTCTGAATTCATCCATATATGCAAAGGCTATTACTAAAGCACCACTTGAACCAGCATCCACTTGGTCACTATACTGACATACTTCTCCAAAATGCTTTAAATTATATATTTTTTTACATTGATTACATAAACCAAAATCTATTTGGAATGTAGTGAAGTGATTTCCACAATGCTGACATGGAATAACTTTTACTCTGTCCGTTCTGTATCTAGGAATATCTTCCTTTTCTCTCCAATCCATAAAATCAATAAATTCTCTCCAACCTATCTTCTTGATTTCATTGATTCCATATCCCATATATGCCTCAAAATCTACTGCATATTTTTTAAGAAAAGTTTGCCAAATAATACGAGCTTCTTTTCTTGTTCTTATTTTGGTTTTAATTCCATTATTTTCTTTGATCTGATTTTTAGGTAGATGCGATATGTTCGCCATGCTATTATTCATCTTATCTAGTGATTTCCTTTCAACATTATATCCTGGATTATGAGAATTCAAATCCTTACTTTCTAATGCTAATATCTTTTCATTTTCTAAATTTTCGTTCATTACATTACCTCCATATATTATTCATTCTTATTCTAATGCTAAAACAAAATTCTGACAATAAAAAATGGTGAGTCTCCCCACCTTTTTTATTATTCATTTTCTTTTATTTCATTATTTATTTCATTTTCCAATTTTTCATTATCTATTTCATTTTCATTGATTTCTATTTCTTCCACTTCATTGTTGTATTCTATTTCTTCCACGTCATTTTCATCTTCATTTTTATTGTTACTATCCATTAATATTGTTCCTAATGTTGCTACTCCTGCTATTACTCCTGCTATTCCTATTCCTTCGAATATTCTACTTTTAATCTTGAATTTCTTTTCTTGATCTTCATCAAATTCTCCTTCCTCAATTTTCTTTTTGCTTTTACTTGTAATAATTTTGCTTGCTACTACTCCTGTTATTGTTGTTGCTATTGCTCCAATTCCTAAACCTAATTTCATTTTTGTATTCATAATTACCATCACCTTTCTTTTTATTTAATATCTTATACTACAAAAATTAGCATTTATAAAATAAAATGGACACTTACAAATTTTGTAAGTGTCCATTTTCCTATATTGATTTGGCTTAGGTAAAGGAAATAAAAATAATGAATATTTTCTAATGTCCCCAAATGTCCTGCAAGTGTCCACCATCAATGGAATAAAATGGATATATCTATTTTACTAAACCCTCATGGACACTTACTATAGGTTCATATATATATAATATATATTATTATTATATATATAATAGGACAGTTTAAGATAAAGTATATAGGGGTATTTTTTTAATTCACCTATTTCCTCTTAATTTCTATCTTATTTTGATAATTTCTTTTAAAAATTTTAAAGAGAGGGGGATACCCCTAACCAAAAGTGTCCAAAATCATCATTTTTAATAGTTCTGCTCTTGGTGAAAGGAAAAAGCATGGACACCCTTTTATTCCCATTTGTCCATTTTTATTTTTTCGGCTTACCTGCGGGAAAAAAGCATGGACACTTTTTTTAAAAAGTGGACACTTCTATTTTAAAAGTGTCCACTAATAGGAATAACATGAAGATTGTCGTTCCATTTTATTAATGCTATACTTTAATCAGTAATTAAAAGAGAGGAGAGATATCAATATGTCTTTTAACAAACACACAACATTTTTAATTGATTTTAAAAATAATGATTTTGAAGTCATTGATAATGACTTAATTAAAACAGCCTCAGTAAAATTACCAGATGGTTTTACCTATGATCCTGATTACTTATATCTTAAGGTTAAAGCAGTTAGTGCTGGAGAGTATTGGGGCAGTAACAAGAATGATGATTATTTTCCTGAAACAGAATTATTAAAAGGATATAAAACATTCTTATCTGCTCACACATTTAAAAATCACGAAAATAAATTAATAGAAAAAGCCATAGGTGATGTACTAACGGCGGATTGGTCAGATAAAATGAAGTCTGTCTATTTATTAATAAGGATAGATAGAAGAATAGCGCCATCAATAGTTAGAGGTTTCGAAAAAGGATTTATGACCGATGTATCTATGGGGTGCAGAGTAGACCATGTAGTATGTTCTTATTGTGGTAAAGCTGCAAAAACTAGATTTGATTACTGTGAGCATTTAAAGACCATGAAAGGTAAAGTCATGGACAATGGAAAGAAAGTTTATGAAATCAATATAGGACCTAAATTCCACGATATATCTGCAGTATTAAATGGAGCAGAAAGAACTGCAAAAGTTGAAGGTCTAATTATCGAGGGAAGTAAAGTTGCATTTGTATCAGGAAAAGGTTTAGAGAAAACAGCAAGTATGATTGATAGTCTTGAGATTGAGGATATATTTAAAGTTGCAACAGAAAAACCTTATGAAGAATTAAATATGGAAGTGATAGCTTCTTCTTTTAAAGAGGATAAAAAATCAACACCTAAAGATGTTGATAAAGTAAAAACCAAAATAAGAGATAAGGCATTAGCTAATGCTTGTGATGAAGTTTCGAGAGATGGATTAAATATGTTAGAAAATATAGTCGATGTATTGAAGTTAAATTACTCGGAATATTGGGATAAAGCTAAATGCCAAGATATTGGAATGAAATTGAGAGAATTGTCTCAGATGAATAAAGTTCCTCCAGAAAAAGTATTCAGTCAATTTTTAAAAGTTTTAGATTTTGCAGCTATAGAATTATCTCCACTCGAAATTCATGATATCTTTTTCGAAGTCATGAATATGGATTGTCACGATTTAAGACAGATTCCATGTAGTTTGGGTGATAAATCTATTATTAGTAATAATAATTCTATAACTGAAAATTTAGGCATGGACATGGGAATAGGTCATGTTATGAATGTGATAAATGCTATTAAAAGTGAATGTGATTCTAGTGGATATGGAATGTTTAATAATCATCCAGCAGCTAAAATAAAACTTGTAATTATGAAAACAAGACCTCAAGAGACAAGCTTCAATGGTGACTTCCTTAACCACGACATCATGGATGGCATAGTATCTCACTTATTAGAATCTAGAAGTAATCATAGAAAGTTTGCATATCCTAGATTAGATAAGATTTCAAGAGGAGAAATAGAGCCAAAAAATAATAGAAATCATTTCCTACCAAATATATTAACTAAAGCAGCAAGTGAAGAAGCCTCTGACCTTACTGTTCCAGCTATTATGTCAGCAATGATTAATTCTGCATATCAAAACGATAGAATTAAAAGAGCTAATAACGGAGAGTTAAATGATGGTATAATGAAAATAGCAAACTATTTAGATGATAATACTTTTGGATTTGAAAAAACTGCAAAGTTAAGTACAATGAAAGCATTGATGGCTGGAATACCACTAACACTTTCTTATTCAGCACTCCAAAGAAGCAGAATAAACAATGGAGACCAGACATCATCATTTAATAGGTATATAGCTGAAAACCCTACAAATGCAGCATTCCTGTATTCTATGGTTACACCTGCAGGAATAAAAGCAATAAATAAAGGTTCGAAAGGAGCAGGAAAGTTAATTAAAGATATTTCTAAAAAAATTCCAAAACAAGCTGATGATTTCGATGATAATATTTTTAAAAATGCTAGCATCGATAGCGCTATGGAAGATAATGGTTATTCAAAAAAAGACATATCGATTATAAAATATGCCTCTGTACTAATTGGTGTCGGAAATGAAGATACTGCTGAGAATATACTTCTTGAGGGAAATTTAAAATATCAAGATATGGACGAGTACTTGAAAACTGCAAGTTCTTGCTTTAAAATAGAAATTGAAAAGCAAGCAAGCAATTTCATTAGAGATATTGGAGATTCAATGCTAGGTGATGTTATTTTTAACAATTCGAAAAAAGGTCAACTTGCAGGATCAATCCCAGGATTTCTAGCTGATGGATTAATATTTGCAGGTATAGGAAAAGGTATCGAAAAAGCTACAAATAAAATAAACAAGACAAAGAAGGGAGAAATGTTAAATGTCAAATAATTTTTATAGTGAATTTATAGAGGGTGGTTTTTTTGAAAAGAAAGCCTCAGAAAATGCTAACATTAAAAGTACATTAAGCAATTTAGATCCTGCGGTTCTTGAAAAATTAGCGCAAGAAATAGAAGGTTATGCTGATAATGAAAGTGATTTAACATTAGAGCAAAAATTAGCAGCAGAAGAAGATTCTGAAAAGGACAAAGAAAAGGACAAAGAAGAGAAAGATAAAGAAGAGAAAGAATCTGCTGATGATTCTGAAAAGGACAAAGAAGAGAAAGATAAAGAAGAGAAAGAATCTGCTGATGATTCTGAAAAGGACAAAGAAGAGAAAGATAAAGAAGAGAAAGAATCTGCTGATGATTGCGAAAAAGATGAAGAAGTCATTAAGCAAGCATATGAATTAGCAGAACAAAAATTAGCATCTAATGGTTTTTCTGTTGCAGATTTCGTATTTGAAAAATGCGCAAACGAAGAAGTTTCATTATTTATAGCTGAAAATGCAGAGAAGTTAGCTTCCTTATCAGACAAACCAATACTTCAAGTTGCCGATGAAATTTTAAGTACTTTATCAGAAAAATTAGGATAATAATATGAAGAAGGAGGCTAGTGTTCCAGTAAAATCAATTGAGGATTTTGCCTCTACTTTAGCTAAAAGTGGGATTAAGGGAGATCACAAAAAGATAATTGATGATACTATGTTTGCTAAGAATGGCACTGGTTCAATGATATTGGATTTTTTAACTAAAAATAAAGCTGGTAATAATCCTACTTACAAAAATTTCCAAAGAAAGCTTACGGATATTGATATGAAAGCTGGAGGAAAGGCGTATGATTTTCTCGACAAGAGAAAAGGGAAGATATCTCAATCTTTAAAAAATTCTTTCGTGCAAGAACATGATATCTTAAAGAACGAAGGAAAGAATGGATTACCAAGCGAATATATTAAAGTTAAATCTACTGGAGCATTGAATCCTCTATCTAAAAGTAAAGATAAGGTTGTGCCATTTGTTGGTTCTATGACACTTGCAAATCATCTTTTAGGCAACAAGGGAGATGGTGATATGAATGGGTAATGATAAGGAAAATTTAATAAATAAAATTGCTAACTGCATAGAAATTCAAGATATGGAAAAAACGGCAGCAGAACAAAAAAAAGTTTTAAAATTAGCATCAACAATGTTAAAAGTTGCTGCCGAAGACATAAAGGGTCTAAATCAAAAAGTTGCAAGTTTGGAATCTGAAATCAGTAGCTATAAGAAAGAAAAAGAACTTGCAGTAAAAAAGGACAAAGTAGATAATTTGACTGATTCCATGTTCAATAAGGGATTAATCAAAAAATCTGATATAAAGTCTAAAAAAGACGAGTTAATGAAAATAGCAAGCGATGCACTCGATGTTATGGAGGATACTATAAATCGTATACCAGTCAAAACAGCTAACGAAGGTTTATCAGATTTGACTTTTTTATATCAGGGTAATAATATTAAAGGGAAAGAAAATTTAAACTCAGCATTAGAGGAATATGTAAAATAATTTAAAGGGAGTGAATATTAAATGATTAGAGCAGAGAAAAGATTTGACGAATATTCATACAGAGATGCTTCAATGGACTTAACTCCAGGAGTGGTAGTAGAAGAAGGTCAATTCGTAACAATTAAAGCGGGGAAATTAGTTTTAGCTAATAAGGCTGATGTAAAAGCTTTTATGGCAATTGGTTCAAATAGACCAGGAAGAGATCAAGTTAGCGGAAGAATAGTAGGGAAAATTTCATTCTTAGTTGGTAACTTAATTGTTTCTACAAACAAATTTGATACAACTAAGACTTATTCAGATGATATGACACCATTAACAGTTGTAGCTGGAAATGTATGTCCAGCAGCAGCAGGAGAATTAATTGTAGGTTATGCTATTGGCAAACCTGTAAATGGATTCTTAAGAATAACAGTATAATAGAGAGGGGATGGATTAAAAATGGCAGGAATAATGGCTATAAAAACAGCGGCTGAAACGAATTCAGCTGATTATAATGTATCTAGATTATTGGAGACACCTGGTGCTTTTGAAAAATTTGCATCAGAAAAATTACCACAATTTATTAGAGAGACAAGAGATTATGAATCTTTCGGTAGACAGATCTTAGTTGTTCATAATGTTACAGGTGACGAAGTTCAAATGATTAACAATGAACCTTATGTTTACTACCCTAAAGATTTTGATTCACACTCTGCGTTCTATGGTGACGATATGCAAGTTCCTCGTTACCAAATTGAAGGTGACGGAGTTAACGTTGGTATCATCACTATCAGTTCAGATGATACAACTATTAATCTTAAGAGATTATTAGTTCAAAAGTTTAACTACTTAGAAAGAGTTAGAGAATTAAGTTCTCAATCTATGGTAAAAGCAGAAGATACAAAATTACTTGATCTTACTGAAAAATTAATATTAGGTAATGGAACAGCTAAAGTTCCAGAAAATATTAAGCAAATAGTAACATCTGCTGATACAATTCTATCTAAAAATCATTTAGTAGAATTAAAGAAATGTCTTTCTAGACATGATGTTCCATTATCTAATTTCGTTATGAATCAAATCAGAATTGATGATATCTTAACTTGGGCTACAACTGAAATCGACCAATTAACTCAAAGAGAAATATTGGAATCAGGAGCTAAGTATTCAATCTGGGGTGGTATTAAATTAATCCCATCAAGAATTGTTAATGAAAATGTAGTTTATGCTTATGCTGAACCTCAATATGTTGGTAGAATGCCAGTATTAAAGGATTTAACAGTAAGACTTACTCAAGTAACAAACAAGCTTGAACAAGGATTATTCATGTTTGAATTCATAGGAATGTATTTAGCTTCTCAAAAAGCTGTTGCAAAATTAATTCTTGAATTCGTTGATGGATCAGATAAAATTGCATTCTACGATGAAGATATTATGGCTAAGGGATTTGAAACTGAAACAAAAGGTTACGGTTCTCTTGAAGGAAGATAGTTTTAAGTTTATAATATAGGAGTAAGGCAGATGCCTTACTCCTATATTAATTTTGAAAGGGGAAATAAAAATGATATTAAAAGTTATAACAATTAAAGGACAATACACAGGAAGAGAAAGAAGAGGAGTAATGGTTGGAGGGATTCCTTTCCTACCAAATTTACCAGCTAAAGTTGCTAATGTTGATGAAAAAACATTTAAGTTCTTAAAAAATGGAGAAGAAAGCGGATGGTTTAAAATCACAGAAGACAATTATGCTAGATTCTTATCATCAAGAGGAATTGATATTAATGCTGATAAAGTAGCAGTGGAAGAAGAAGTTGCTTCTCTAAACGCACCAGGTGTTGATGCAGAAGATAAGGTAGAAGATAAGGTAGAAGATAAGGTAGAGGGTGAATCAGCTTCTGTAAATATAGAAGAAAAAGTAGAAGAAAAGGTTGAAGAAAAGGTTGAAGAAAAGGTTGAAGAAAAGGTTGAAGAAAAGGTTGAAGAAAAGGTTGAAGAAAAGGTTGAAGAAAAGGTTGAAGAAAAGGTTGAAGAAAAAGTAGAAGAAAAAGTAGAAGAAAAGGTTGAAGAAAAAAAGGGTCAAAAGAAAACAGCTACTAAATAATATGAAAGGTTGGTGATTTTATGTTCGTTGATGTTGGGCAAGAATATCAAGTTCAAGCCACGATAACAGATTCAACCGGAGGACTGGTTGGAGATGATACAGTCATAGTATCTATTTATGATACAAGAAGAAAAATTTATTTCAATGGAATAATATGGACAGAAGATGAATGTGAAATCACTATGCCTCATATCGGTAGTGGAGTATATTCATTTGTATTTGTTCCAGAAACAGAATCGATTTTTTCATTAACAATACGTGCTACAAATAATATTTATAGCCAAATAATAGGTATTGAGTCTATGAAAGAAAATGGTGGAATACCTATCAAAATAGATAGCTCTTTATTTTTAAATCAAGATGGTACAAACTCAATATTATTAGATATTAATAGTAATCCAATAATAGGAGTAAAAATATCATGTTACAATAAAGATACCAAAGAAATAATTGGTGTATCTCAATCAAATCAGACAGGTGAATGGAGTATGATGATCCCTCAAGGAACATACTTTTTTACTTTTGAGAAAGATGGCTTTATTTCAGTATCATTCGAAAGGACGGTGCTATAATGCCTATAGTTATGAAAAGGAAATATTCTCTCGATGGAAATTATACTGATGAGCAAAAAGAAAGATTAACTTCTTTAATAGATTTATTCAGAGTTTCTATCAGTGATGATGATCCTGAAAGAAATATTTTAAATAAAAAAACAAGTAGATATTCAGATAAACAAGTAATCAAATTGCTCGAAAGAGCCATAAAAGATATCAATGGTGGACAGCCATTAACCAAATTTACCATTTATGACTTTACTGATGATTCACTTTTAATTGATGGCACTGTTGTATTCTCCATGATTGCTGAGGGAATATTGCAATTAAGCAATAAGGTTGATTACAGTGATTCTGGATTATCAATAGCTCTATTCAATAAGTCTCCAGAATATCAAGGTTGGGCAGGTTTCTTATTACAAAATTATATGAGAGATAAAGCTGAATTCAAAGCAGCTTATATCGGAACTAATAGTCCAAGTATCTTCGTAGGTATTAGTTCTGAATTTGGATATTATTTTGATTAGTTTCAAAGAATTAAAAGCTGATGCATCGTTTGGTGTAGATTTTATAAATATATCTTTTTCACTAGAAGATACGGTGGAAGATTTAACAAGATATAGATTTGATTTATATATGAGCCTTGCAGAGAATGGAGATTTCAAAGTTATTTATTGTGATATCAAAAATTTTGAATTTAACGATTATTCAGCAAATTTATTAAATGAAGAAATACATCAATACTATAAAATAAAAGCTGTTAATTTAGATACGAATGAATTTATTTTTTCAGATTTTTTCTCAACACCATCAATAAATGCTGATAATTATTCTTATTATTTAAATTTTGTGTATAATGTTTATTTAGATAATGTCACTAATAATAGGAAAATGTACCTACTTAAAAGAATTAGAAGTGGAGAACGATGCGAGTGTTATGATGATGTTAGAGGTTCTAGAGAGGCAGATAGATGTACTATATGCTTTGGTACTGGATTTAAGGGGGGATATTATCCTCCAATTCCAATCAAAGTTAATTTTGCAAATGCTTCTTCATTAACTGAAGGTATGAATCCATCAGGAACAACTCAAGAAGAATCACAAGTTCAATTCTGGACTGTAGGATATCCATTAATTCAAGAGAATGATATTATAGTTGACACCATGACAAAAGACAGAGCAACGGTGATGTCATGGCAACCAAGTTATAAAAATGGCTTTCTTTTAAGGCAAACAATTTCTATGAATAAAATACCAGAAGCAAGTCTATTTTATAAAATTCCAATTATAGGTGGTGAATAAAATGTCTGAATATTTTGACGCAGAATATGAAATTGAATCAAGAATTACAAGAGGACTTAGAGCTATATTTGAAAAAGATAAGAAGTTTGTATATAATAAAAATCAGGAAGAGTCTCAGCTATTAATAACAATAGATTACCCTGACTCTTTAGTGGTAGCAGAAAAGCTGCCACACATAATAGTTTCTCAGGTTACATTACAGAATAATCCACAAACAACATTTGGGTATAATTTCTATAAAGATGTAACATACAATGGTATAGTCAATGGAGCTCAGCAGTATGCGTATATAATACCATACTCATTAACATTAGTTTGTTCTGGTCAGCAAAATACGTCAAAAGATTTAGCGAGCAGAGTTCATTGGTATACATCGTTTGCCGCAATAAACTATTTAAGTGAGAAATTAGGACTTCAAATATCAAATATATCAAAAGGTAATGCATCACCTTCTAAACAATATCCGGAAAAGATTTGGGATACACCAATCCAATTATCAGGAACATTATATTGGATAGGAACAAAAGGACCAGAAGATGCACTATACGATATAGATAAACCATTAAAAAATATCAATATCAAATTTAATTAATAAGAGAGGTGTTTGAATTATGGCATATTTAGAACCAGGCGTCTACTCCAAAACCGTATCGTTAAGACCTAATACAGGAACAGGTGGACCTAGATTAGTACCATTAGTTATCGGATCAGGTGACACAAAAATAAAAAGCATAGAGGTTTTAACTAGAGGTAGCGGAGTTACAGACACATTACCAAAACAAGCTTTGGAAATATTATCAGTTGGTTATACTTCAAGGAAAGCAGATTTTACATTAGGAACTGACTACAAGATTAATGAAGCTGATGCTTCAAAAGTTGAATGGTTAGCAACCGTTGGAGCGAAAGCACCAGCAGCTGGAGAAAGCTATAGTGTTACTTATATATCAGCAGTACCTGCGGATCAATATGTACCTAGAGTAATTGAAAAGTATGAGCAATTAGAAACTTATTATGGAACAGAATATAAAGTTGATGGTACATTAAACAACATCTTTATAGCTGGTGAAATTTTAGTTAAAATGGGTGTTAGTGAATTCATAATGCTTCAAGTTGATCCAGGAGAAGAAGGAGTTATCACTGGTACAGATTACCAAAAAGCACTCGATAAATATGCTCAATATATTGAGGAAATTTGGAGAATAGTTCCAGCAGATTTAGGAACTGATATCAATGCTGTCATTGATGGCCATGTTACTAAATGTTCTTCTTACGAAGAAAGAAAAGAAAGATGTGCTGTCTATGCAAGAGAAGATGCTTCGACATTAACTACTGCAGAAGATGTAATCGAAAAGGTTGGAGCTTACGCTCACTCTAAATATAATGAAAGAATATCTACTATCTACCCTGCGACTGCAACAATGACTATGAATAGTGGAGCGCAAGAAACTCTTACTGGTCAATTTATAGCAGCAGCTTATGTAGGATTAGAGTTTACCTTACCATTATATAAATCAAAAACAAGAGCAACAACAGGAATATTCGATCAACTTTTAGGTGTTCAATTAACTAGAAGAGAAAAGAATAAGTTAGCTGAAAAAGGTGTTATTATATTTGAGCAACCAGGTGGTGCAGACACAAATATAATTTGTAGACATCAATTAACTACAAATATGGATTCAGCAGAATATAGAGAAAATTCTATATTAGCATGTAAGGATTATACTTCTAAATACCTAAGAAGTATATTAGAAACTTATATCGGTAAGTATAATGTTACTGCTGATACAATAACAAAGATAACAGGCTCTGTTAATGCAGCTTTTGCTTCATTAATTACTGATCAGTATCTTATCGAAGGTCAAATAGTAAATTTAGCTCAAGATGAATTTAATCCAGATTCATTAATCTTAGATGTAAGAGTTAAAGTTCCATATCCATGTAACTACATCAAGTTAACTATTATGACTGAATAATTTTAAAGAGAGAGGTGATTTTAAATGGCTAATAGAGGACTAACTGATGTTTGGGAATTTAAGGATTCCCATTTAGATCCTAATATAGATGCTGCTGATGCAGACTGTTTTTTATCGGCAGCACGTTGCGTTTTGTATGTAAAACCAGCAAGTAAAAGTGGAACTAATGATAGTGATGAATTTACAAGAGTTGGTGTTGTTCAAGGATATTCTTGGGGAGAAAATAAACAAATGGAAATGGTATTTGAACTTGGTTCAGATATTCCATATTACATTCCAGGAAGAACAACAGGTCAAATTCAAATCCAAAAAATTCTATTATCAGGAGAAGATTTCTTAAATCTTGTATACCAACCAAATAGCTTTAGTGGTAAACAAGCAACACCAAGTACATGGATCAGAAGTTTGAGAGATATTAATATTCCTTTAGATATGATGTATGTATTCTATGGTCAAGGTGCTACTAAAGATAAATATGACGCTAGATACACAAGACTATTTAAAAATTGTTGGATACAATCAAGACAAGAAAGTATTTCAGCAGGACAAATCCTTGTTGCTGAATCAGTTTCTATCGTATATGAATTCTGTTCAAACTATTCATTTAGTTAGAACTATTTGAGGGAAGGCTTTTAGCCTTCTTTTTTTTGTTATATAATAAAAGCATAAATATTTTAGGAGGGTTTAATTATGAGTAATAAAGAAAAAGAAACTATGGAAGATGAAAACATGAATGCTGATTTAAATAATTTTTTTGAAAATTTCATAAAATCAGGTGCCGTTGAAGACGAGGAAGAGGTTGTTCCTGGATTTAAGATAAAAGTTAAAGTACTAGATACTGGAGAATTACTTATCGCAGAATCAATAATGAATAGCAGTACAGCACCATCAGATATCGTTGCGAGAGTTAGAGCAGCAAGTATATTATCTCAAGCACTGATATCCATAAACAGTATACCAATAGAGAGAGATGATTATGATGCTCAAGAATCAAGAATGAGAAGGTCTTTATTGTACAAACAATTATTGAAAATGCCAGCTATGGTAATTGAAAAGGCATATGCTTTTTATATCAAATGTGTGAAAGATCAAAATAATAAATTTGAGAACTTTCAAGAAACGGTAGAAAAAATAAAAAATTTTTAGAAACACCATTTGGAGATGTGGTTCAAACCGTATTGTATCATAAGAATGGTGTGATTACCGAAGACAGGTTCAAAGATATGAATGCTTTTCAATGGTTATTTCATTATATAGAAATAATTAATATGAAAGAAGAATCTATGCCTGAAAAGATGGCATTCTTCGATAAATTAGATGATTTAGAAACAAGCGTTCAAGCTTTCTATTTATTAGTAGATAAGACCAATGCAAGTACTTTAATTGATTCATTAGGAAAATCAAAAGCAAAAAGAAGAGAAGATAGACTTAATGATAAACAAGAAAATAAAGTTGTTAAAGATACTAATAAAAAAGTTCAAGACGAAGACGTACCTGATTTATTATCTGATGAAGAAAAAGAATTATGGTCATTCATGAAGACTCAGCCAACAACAATGAAGTTGACAGAGGATATGAAGAAACAAGATAAATACTTACTACCTAAACGAAGTAGACAAGATATTTTAGATGCCCAAAAAGCCAAGATAGTTGAAAGATCTGCTGATGCAAAAAAACCTAAGCTTGGGTTTGGGGAATAAGGAGTGAAAAAAATTGGAACAACAAGATTCACTAAAACTGGAGTTAGAAAATCTAGCAAGAATACAAACAGAACAAGTAAATATATTGAAGAATATGAGTGCAAGTAATGAAACAGAGAATGCACTTAAAACTGCTAGGGAAAATCAACAAAAAGTTAATTTTGATACGCCAGCAATGTATCAAAATGTTTCTCAAAATTTTGGCAACAATACAGGACAAGTACAATTTGGCCCATCACCAATGATAAGTTCTTATGCTCAAAGTATGAATGCAAACTTTGCGAACTCAGTGTCGTCGCTAGCAGGAAAACAAGGTCAATATGGATTCTTAGGAGTTGCAGCGCCAACAACAAACTCTTCAGACACATCAAGAGTTTTAATGGGTATGGACTATAGCGCTAGGCTTAGTCAAACAGCAATGACAGGAATGGGCGCTGTAGCCTCTACAGCATCTTCGTTTGGATTAGGTGCAATGTTACCTGGAATGGCTGGAATAGGCACAGGAATCCTCGGAGGGGCACTTGTGGGTGGTTATGTAGATATAGCTAACGATGAGATTCAAAAAAACAGTTCATTGAAGAAATATCTATACAAAAATTCAGGGATGTTTATTGATTCATCTGAGAGTAATAATGAAAGAGGACTTCTTGGGTTCTCAAGGAAAGAATCAGACAATGCTGCTAACTATGTTAGAAAGATGAATGATGATTTTCATATGAGTGATGATGATACAATGATGTTGCTCCAAAAATATACAGAGGGTGGATTACTTAAAGATACTAAGGATTTAGATGGGTTCAAAAAGAAAATGGCTTCTTTAACAAAAACAGTAAAAGAAGGAGCCTTAATGCTCAATGAAACCTATGACAGTGTTGCTGAACTTATGTCTGCAATGAAAAAAGCTGGAATAGACCAAAAGGACTACAAAGATTTAATGGGTAAGAGTAACATACTTGGAGGTCTTACTGGAGAAAGTGGTAGTTCTGTAGCAAGATCAATCACTGATTTTGTTCAACAATTAAATTCCGGCACATCAAATGATGGTTCAAAAACTACATCAAGAACAGAAGATACAACAGCTTATGTCGCTAGTTATTTTAATGAACTTGATAATAAATTTAACACAGATAAAGATTCTATGACCGTACAAGAAACACAAAACAGAAATATGATAACAAATCTTGGTGGACCAACACAAGCATCAATGTATACTCAAGCGACACTTGAAAAGATGGTTGACCAACATTCAGTAACAACATCTGCGTTAGGTTACTTTGATTGGGATGCAAAACAAAAAGATTTTGTATTTAATCAAAGTAAGTTTAATGATTATAAAAATAAGAACTTAAGTGTTGAGCAAATAACAGAAATAGCAGAAAAGAAACTTCAAGGGTACGAGCAAAGTGGGCAAGGAGATGCAATCAAGAAATGGGATAGTGGAGCTGGAACTTATATAAAAAATGCTATGTCAGAAGGGGATATGACTGATGCTATAGCTAAAGCTGTAAGTACTTACACTAATGACAAGGAACTGAAAGCTCAAGGGTTTGATGATAGAACCATAATGAGTGATTATTTCGGAGTTAAGGATATGGGAGTTCAAAATCTTTTAAATGGATTCTTTGACTATAAAAAGAAAAATCCACAATTAGCTAAACAGATTAGTTTACAAGAAGCATGGCAATCAACTACAACAAGTCAATTGGCTAATGCTCCATCAGTAACAGAAAGATTAAGTGCTTGGTGGGATAGAACAAAAGATTCAATAACTCAAGGAGCTGTAGATTTAGATAGTTGGGTTGGCGAAAAACTTCAATATACTCAAGATTGGATGGCAGGCACACTTGATATCCCACAAAGATATGATAGATCTTCTAAAACTAAATCTGATTTGAAAAGTACATCTTACGATGAAGTTATAAGAAAATCAAATGAAACCAATAATGTTATTGCTTCAAGCTTATCATCACTAAATGATTTGCAAGATAAGGGTTATCAAATAGATGATAATATAATGCATTTCGTTAGTAATAAATTTAAAAATTCTAGCAAGCAAGTAAATTATGATAGGGATATAATATCTAATTGGGATGAAGTTTCAAGTGGCATAAAAGAACAAAAGAGTTCTATTATCGAAAATTCAAAGAAGAATGATTTATCAGAAGTTATTGTTGCTGCCTTAGCTAAATACAATCAATCAAAACCACAAGGGCAACAATTAAATATTGACCAAACATCAAGCAAGCTAGGAGATCAAGTATTTAAGTATGGAGGAAATTATGGAGCAGCATTAGCTGTTACTGTGGGTGGCGCAAGCCAAGATAGCGTAGATAAAGCATTTAAAAATCTGGGTTATGATATGGGTGCATTAAGAACAGTCGGAGGACAAGGTTCAGTAAAAGATATAAATATAGATAGTTTAAAATTAGGAGATGAAGTATCAAATAGAGTCAAAGAAATCTTTAATGAAAAAATAGGTCAATCAACTACTACATCCGTAAGTTCTGGTTCAGGTTCTGTAACTGTTGATCAAATGAGAAATCAAAATTTAAAAAGCCAAACCAGTGTAACTGCCGAACAGGTCGATGCCTTCATTGCTGACAAGGTTGGTGGTAGACAATCTAACATGACAGGAAAAGGAGCAACATTTTTAAAAGCTTCACAAGAATCAGGATTAGATGTTGCATACTTAGTTGCTCATGCGGGTAATGAAAGTGCTTGGGGAACATCTCAAATAACTAAGAATAAGAATAACTGGTTTGGGATAGGAGCATTTGATAATAGTGCATATTCTTCTGCTTATGGTTATGGAACAGCAGAAGCTGGAATTATCGGTGGAGCTAAATGGATTGCTGATAATTATGTCAACGATCCTAAACATCAACAAAACACACTAAATGCTATGGTTAATGATAAAGCAGGATGGCATAATTATGCTACAGACCCAAACTGGTCAAACTTAAATGGGCAATTAATGAAGGAGTTTCATGACTATACTCAAACAGGAGCAGGGAGTTCTACAACTACAGAAAGTGGAGTAAATACCAAAAAAGAATCCGTAACTAGGAACTTTGATGGAAGTAAAGTTTTAAAAGAAATAGACATCGCTAAGGCACTAGGTACAACAGAAGCTGGAGCAAAGGAATATTTACTTGGACAAAAAGGATTTGCATCAACTCAAAATGATAAGCTTGTAAGTTCTCAAGATAAATTCTTAAGCGAAGTTAAACTTTTATCTTCTGATGAAGTAAACAAAAATAGTACCGAAACTCGTAAAGATTATGCAGCTGATATTGAAAAACTATTGTCCGATAAAAGACTTAAAGGTGACGGAGGCCATGCAATTGTGGAACATGGTAGGTCAACTGGTTATAATCCAGAGAAAGCTGGATACATTGATTCAATAACCAGTTACTCTAAAAGATTAGATGAGTTATTGACTAGTGGCGACTACAACAGCGCAAGCGATGCCCTCTCTGATAAAAAATTAGCTGACTACAAAAAGACATTAGTTGGAAAGTTCAAAGATGGCGCAGATGCAGAGAATTATATTCAAGGACTAAACGGAGAAGCAGAAGTGCAATCCAAACAAAGAGTCTTAGCAAAAAACACATCTAATAGTACAGCCGAAAAAGAAGGTATAAGAAAATCTTTTGCGAGAGATTATATGGGAGTAAGAATTGAGGATTTTGAAGGTAATATAGGAAAATACAATATGACAGTAGATACAGCTATGGAAAATTATTACGGAACAGAGATGAAACAACTTAATTCTTTTTCAAATGAAGAATATGGAAGTGAAAACTTTCTTGCATGGAGAGGTAAAAGTGCTGCCGATAAGGAGAACACTTTAGCTATGCTTAAAAAAGTAGGAATGGTAATAGGTTCTGATAGAGCAAAAGAATTGGGTGGAGGAAAGACATCTGAAAGTTTAGTAGAAGAAAAAGGAAAAAATTGGACACATACTGATGATGAAAATAAACTTTTAACTCATCTAAAAAAACAAAAGAATGGTGGATTTATATATGATTCAGAATATGATTCCTCTAAACAAGGACCTAATCAAGATGGGAGTACTGTCGGTGGTACAGCTGCTACATGGGATGATTATAGTGCTTGGAGAAAGCAAGGAGAAAAAAGAGATGAAGTCAGTAGTATAAATTCTGCATTTAAAACTATAGCAAATGGCAATATTGGATTAGATGGTACTAATACTGACTTACAAGAAAAAGGAAAAAGTATTAGCTCTATGAAAAGTAAGATATCCGCAACTATAGATGAAATAACTGCCAAAAACGATATAGAAATAAATAAAGAAGGCGGAGTTATGGATACTGTCAGGAGCATAAAAGAAAATAAAGAAGATGCACTGAAAGGGGTTAGTGAAGAGTACAGAAAACAAATCGCAAGCGATATTAGCAGTGGGGATGTTGATGATCTTAAGAAGCTTGGAGAAGCATTAAAGGGTTCTATTGATGAAGGTACATTAACTAAATATATAGAATTTGCTAAAACTGTTGGTGGGGTTGATGTTACAAACTTATCTAAGCTTACTGCTGAACTTGATAAAATAGAAGAGAGAGCAGTTGATATTGGTAAGACAACTACAATTTTAGAAGCAGAACTAGGTGATGGATTTAAAGGTAACTTTGAAAGTAAAGCTAATGGTACTGTAAAATCTACCTTCGGAGAAGATACTGAACTTGGAAAGCTAATAAAAGATAATAATTTAAAGACAAGCGACTTAATGAAGATATTAGAGAACGGAGGTAACACAGGAATAAAAGGGGAAGACAAGAAGCCTATCGTTCTGTCGGCAGATAGCATACAGGCTCTTTCAGCAGCTATGGCCGAGGCTACACAAAAAACATTAACTGATACATTGTCTTCAAGTACTGGACAAAAGAGTTTTGAAGATTCGGGAACTTACAAAGCCATAGTCAATGCGTTGAAAGATACTAAGCCAGTAACAGAAGGTGATGGAGAAAACGCTAAGGCAGTTTCTTTCGAGCAAGCAAATAAAGACCTAGAAAAAATTAATACTCAAATAGAGGAATTTGTAAAAAAAGCTAAAGAGAGTGGAGGTTTATCTAAAGAAGACGAACAAAAACAAAATGACCTAAAGGACCAGCAAAAGCAATTAGTTGATGGTGTAGTTAAAGTATATGATGAATCACTTAAAACATTAACAGATCAACAAAAAGATGGTGCTTCAAAAATAGATGATGCCAAAACTAATTCAGAAAAATTAGCTAGTTCATTTGAATCTACAATGAAAAGTTACGATACTTCAATCGGAAACGCTATTACAACTATGAATAACAGAATAAACTCTATGGGAAATAGCACAGTAGTTCAATACTATAATCCAAATGGAGGCTCTTATCCTACCGTTACTCCATAATGAATTGCTCAAAATTATATAATGATTTACAATTAGACTAGAAATGTTTCTAGTCTAATTTGTTTATAAAGGAGTGAAAAGAATGGATGAAATATCTAAAAAAAATGAGAATTTTGTAATTGAAGGATTACAGTCATTATATATAATTGATAATATTATTGAATGCCAAGAAGAAATTATTAATATATTCAATCAATATAATAATGGCAAGAAGATAGATTACGAATTCCTAATTAAGAAATTAGAGGATGCGAATTATAATCAAACAAAAATCAAGGATATAGTTAGTTCAATAAATATGTACGCATCGAAGGTTCAATACACAGCAGATGATTTCAATAATTTTAAAAATACAGTCAAGCACAATGCTATAATAAATAATGTTACTATAAAGCGTATATTGAACCGTAGCGAAGTAATACCACAGTTTTCATTAGATATAATAAATCTTGGCTTTTCTGGTATTAATATTGGAGATAAAGTTGATATTGCATTATACAATACAGTTGTAAATGAGAGAGTTGAAAAACAATATATAATCAACGAATCGATTCCTACTATCAAAGGTAAATTAGTGGTAGCAATATCTGATTTTATAAGCCCTCAAACACCATACGAATATAATTTAGATATCTCGATAAGTAATAACAACAATGTATATGGTCAATTAACCATTAAAGGCATAAATGTGAGAGGAGGTATATAGTGTATGATTCTAAATCAATATAATCCCGAAGTTAGAGATACTGTTGTGATATGCTCGTCTACTTTAGAATCACTTGAAAAATATCATAAACTTACAGTGTATAATTTATTGATTCTTTTAAATAATAAATACAGTGATAGTATTTTGGATAAACCACCATATCATTATATAATTACTGATGATGAAATAGTGGAATTAAAATCTACAAATTTAGCTCATCATGATAATGGAGAATTATCAATATATAACAATGATATAAAAATACTCCTCATGAGTGATGATTTACTAAAGTTTAAAGAAGACGAAATAGCAGATCTTATTGCTGATTTATCAATAAAATATTCTATGAAAATAAGTGATAAAATTGTATATAAAAAATTTGCTAAAAATTCTTCGGATACAAAACAAATAAATAACATTATGATGAAAGCTATAGCGAAAAGAAATGACACAGAGCCAATCTTCAATATATTCGAGACTATTATTAGTGGAGAAGTTGTGATTAATAAAGATATAATAATTACAGATAATAGATATGGGTTCAGTAAGATAAGTCTATTTGCTGATAAATACTCTCTCCCAGCTTCGATTTTAATTGAATTTAATCCGCATTTAGATAGTGACAGATTAAAGAAAACAGATACAATCTTTATTCCGAAGACAACAGCAATAGCTGGTAAAATTACTGCCTTAAGTGTAAATAAGAATGCAGAAGTTATATATAATAATTGCGAAGTATTAGTGAGTGAGGTGATTAATAATGAGCTCGATTAGAAAGAAAAAAAGTAAGTCATCATATTATAAAAATGTAGTGGAAAGCCCAACTATGTTTGGAGGCAAACCTTTTCCTAGTTGGCAGACACATGATTTTAAACTTCCTGGATATCAAAACTGTAGACTTATATTTAAAAACAGAATAACTCAAGAGACTCAAAGCTGGGGATTTCTTATGTCACCATCTACGCTAACAATGCAAAAATCGAATGATGTACAAACCAATAAAACAATGGCAGGGTGGTTTATTAGTAGAGGTGGCCCAGCACTTGGAAGTTTAAGTCTTGGAGGATACTTCCTTGATACTTTATATGCTCCAGAGAGAATGAGATTTTTAGAAATGTATGCAAATCTCATTGAAGATCAACAAGATAAATATATGGATTTTGTTAGCGACTATTCGCAAATAATATTGATAGAGGGAAATTATTACTATGGAGTACTTCAAAGTATAAATTTAACCAAATCATCCAATCAACAATTTATGTATCAATATACAATGAACTTTTTGTTTTATAAAACAACATCAGCTTACAATATAAGTTCTTCATCAATGAGCGTGAGCGAAATGAAAGACCAAATGGGATTAAACAAAGCAATAGATAGTAGTCCTCAGTCAGCAGAAGATATTCAAGTATTAGCATCTGGTGTAGCTAATATATTAACATCTGCAGCTACAGGAAATATAATGACTACGGTATCTTCGATTTTATCTCAAACATCTTCATTATCGTCAGCAGCAAAAGCAGCTTATAGACTTTCCAATATATTATCAATTAAATAAAAGGGAGGAGGAAAATTAATGGCAGATGTAGTAGCAGCAGAAAATCTAAAAATTCCAGTCGTTATTGGTAATGGTGGATATTTAGTGTTTTTTGACAATGTAAGAGTTGACCAATTTGTAACAGATTATTCTGTAAATATGGGAGTTGATGTAGGTATAGGATCAGCTACAATCAATATGGTTTATGTTCCGGATTTTGATAAAAGAATTCATGAACAAGGACCTAATTACACTGTAATTGACGGAGCTACCTATATGAATGGTGGATTAGATGATGGTATTGAGAATATGACCAATGTAAGAATTTTTGTTAAAAATATTTTTAATGGAAAATATGTTCAGATATTTGGAGGAAACATTACTGGAAAATCAACAACTATAAGTGGAGGACAAAAGAAATTATCATTTCAAGCACAAGACTTTATGTATTGGCTTACAAGAACTGTATGTCCAATAGCCGTTCCTTTTGATGGGAGTCTATCTACTGGAGATAGATTAAAATGGAAAGCTCAGGGAATAAAATTAGATTCAGTATCCAAGGTTCATACATCAGCAGATGTTACATTTAAAGGAAAAACTTTATCACAAACATGGCAAGAAATATCAAACCAAACACTCAAAAGTAATGGTTTATATTATGGTGATGATACTGTATCTAAATGGGATGATGCACTTAGTAGAGTTGTTGTTATGGGAGATATAGATGAGAATTTAAGAAAAATCGAAGTTATAGATTTTGTAATTACATCATCTATAACTTCAGTAGATTCAACTTATGTTATGATAAATAACATTTTGAAATCACTAATGTTTGAATTTTATCAAGACAGAGATGAAACCATAAGAATTAAACCTCCATTTTGGAATGAACATGTATTAAAAAATCATGTTATAGATCCAGCATTAATTTTATCATATACTGAAAGTTCTAATTTTAGTCAAATGTACACAAGAACAATAGCTACAGGTGCTCTTGATGAATGGCATTCAGATGAGAACGCAAGTGAAAGAACAATATCACTAATCACTCCAGTTGTCGCTGTTACGTCAGGTGGAACTGAATCCAATACAGGATGTCTAGTATCCATATCAGCATCAACAGCAGCAGGGGGTGCAAGTGCTGGGTCAGATATAGCTCAAGGAGCAGTAGCTATTGCTCTCCAACAAGTAGGAAAACCATATATATGGGGAACAGAAGGTCCTAGTTCTTATGATTGTTCTGGACTTATAGATTATGTTTATAGGCAAGCAGGATATGTTGGCTTTGGAGGAGAACGACAAACAACATACACTCTAATCAATAAAGGTAGGGAAGTTCAAAATTTAGAAGATGTTATTCCTGGGGATATAATATTACCTAGTGACCATCATGTATATATGGCTATAAGTAAAACAGAGATAGTCGAAGCTCAACAATCAGGAACAAACGTATTAACAAGAGCTATGCCATCTAGTTTCTGGCACATAAGAAGATTAGTTGAGTCTGATGGTGTTGCAAATATAATGCAATCAAAAGTAGAAGTTGCTCCTGATAGTGTTGGTGAAGATACATTACTTCAACCAACCTATTTAGAAAAAAAGTTTGGACCATTAATTTATGAATGTTCGCAACCATTAATTAAATTCTCTACTGCAAATGTAGTTGCTGGAGGTGGATATTGGGCTTCATCTAATCATGGTAGTGCTTATTGGGCATTAGCAAAGTATGCAAGATATATGATTAACTATCTTAATTCTAGTGTTACTGTTGCTAGTGTACAAACTATGGCTATGCCATGGATAAGACCAGGATTTAATGTTTGGATTGATCCTGTAAGAGTAAACAAGATATTCTATGTTAATTCAGTTAATCATTATGGCAATGCTTCAGGAAACTATACTTCTTTAAATATGTCATTTGGAAGAAGAAAAGATGATTTTGTAAACAATGCTAATTCTGTTGGTGGATTAAAACCTGGAAAATCAGATGATATTTTCGTAAATACACTGCTTGTTACACCAACAAGTTTTGGTGAAGCTTGTAATTATGCTGAGGTAAGTACTAAAGTTAAGGGTTTTTATTCAGCTACAAAAACAACTACGCAAGAAGTTCTCTCTAATGATCCATACTTTGAATATTTTTATTCAAATAAGTCAGCTGGAACTGCATATGCTCAAGCTATTTCAGAACCAGTAACAACTACCAGTTCTAGTGGAGGTTCATCTATATCTAATGCACCAACGTTAGATAGGTTATTGAAAGTTACGAGCCCTATGCTTCAAGGTGAAGATGTAACAAGCGCTCAAAACCTATTAAATAATGCAGGATATAGTCCTGGAAATATAGATGGTTGGTATGGTCCTCAAACTCAAAGTGCTGTCATGTCATATCAAACAGACAATTCATTATCTGTAGATGGACAAATTGGACCATTGACTTGGGCAAAACTTACTTCGTCTACAGGAGGTGGGTCAACAAGTGCTAGTTCAGGTTCTGGTGGTGGTTATGGAGCAGGAACGGTTCACGTAAGTAGTATTGGTCTTTGTGTAAGAACTGGTCCAGGAACTAATTTTGGACAAATAGGTTCTTTGTGGGATGGAGACACCGTACAAATAATCGCAGAAAATGATGGTTGGTATAATATTGTTTGGAATGGTGCTGATGCATGGTCAAGCGCTAATTACATCACAAAAACTTCCGAACCAGCTAGTGCAATTGCATCACCAACAGATACTCCTCCAATTACATCTCAATATTCATCTTCTTCATCAACCGCAGACTTAGGTTCTGATATGACAATAGAAGAAGTACAGTTAAAATTGAATCAGAAGTACGCATTATGTACTAGTGGCGCTTCACAAAATAAAACAGTATCAGATAGAATTGTTAGACTTGCGACTACCGTAAAGAGAGCTAATGATCTAATAAGTTCAGTGTCTATTGGTAGATATGCAGATGCTCCATTTGCAGTAAATACGGGTTTTAGTAATTCAGGAAAATTATAAATAGAGGATGTGAAGATATGAATTACTCTGAAATAAATGAAACAAGAAGACAAATAAATGAAAATATACAAACTTTCAATAGATTTAAAAAAGATACTAATGCTGCAACGCTAATATGCAAGGTTGAATCTATTAATGAGTCTAAAATGACAGTAAATATATCTATCCCCTCTACAAGTTCCCTAATGAAAGATGTACTTATTGGAACAAATATAATAGGTAGCGATATGTCATTTAAGATGTTTCCAACAATTAAACAGATTGGTGTTGTTCTAATTTCTAGTCAGCACAAGCCAATTCTGATTGCAACAATCCCAGACTCATTAACAGATGAAACTTTACTTACCGGAGAAGCTAGAATAGGTAATGATAATGTATTTCTTAAGTTATCTAAGGATCATTCTCTCTCATTGAAAGCATTGAATTCAATGCTTTCAATGAGAGATGGGGAGGTCAAGATATCAACGAAAAATGAATTACTTGAAGGGGATGGGTTCTCTAGGTCATATAAAGAAAATCTTAATAATGTTAATATGGGGAGTTCAAAAGAAATTTTTTTCAATACATCAAAAAAGAATTATCAAAAGGATAAAACAGCATTTATAAATAATTCTGAAATAGATAGCAGTACAAAAACAGAAGTTATTAATGACAGTATAACTTTGATAAATAAACTAGGCTCTTTGATAGAGGTGGTTGAAAATTTTAATAATAACATAGAGTTAGGAGATTCAGCTTCAATAGAAAAACTTAAGGAGCTGAAAAATAATATTGTAACTAATTATAATTCAGATATTGAAACAGAATCTCTGACAGTAGAGAAAGGTGATACTGAATATAATTTGCAAGGCAACATTGCTTTCTCTGTGAAGTATAAAAAAGATAATATTGAAAAAGGTTCATTTTATTTCAATAAAGATGGTACAATTAAAATAAAGTGTAAGGATTTTATTGTCGAGAAGGAGGTTCAATAAATGAAAGAATATGGGAATTTACTAGAAAAATTAGGAATGAGCAGTTTCTCTAACGAGCAGAATACAGTAAAAAGTAATTTCGATAATATAACAGATATGCAAACTAAAAAAGAATTGGTATTAATACAGCAGGTCCAACTATACAAAGATTTCTTCGCAGAAGAGCAATTACTATCAATGTACAGAGGTCAAATATCAAGATTAGTTAATGCTTCAAGAGCAAAGAAAGTTGTAGGTTATGATATGACATATCAATTAGCTGTAGGTGCATTGAAGAATGGTATTAGAAGTTTTGATTTAAAGAGTGGAATAAAACCTATAACTTATTTCACTAATAAGATAAACTTTGAACTTGATAAACTTTATAAGAAAGAAACATCGCAAAATACAATACAGATGGCATCTAATCTTAATAGTTACAAGAATAATATAGTTAACGCTGAATCTATGCTAAATCCAAAACTAGGAAGAAAGCCAACAGATAAAGAGTTGCTAGATTTCATTCAAAAAGATATGGGATATGCTCCAAGCTTAACCTTAAAAGAAATTGAAAGAATTAGACATTATGATACAAAGGAATTAAGCGGCTCTGCTATTATAGGAAAAGAAAATGCTTCGGGGGCTGAGAGTTTAACTTTTGAAGATGTTATGCATGGAACGGAAGATATAAATGATATCTTAAATAATGATGTAAAATCAAGACAGGCAATAGAGCATATAAGAAGTTTTACAACTAACAAGAATGAGAGAAGATTCTTAATGGCTTATTTGGGAATTGGTGAATTCAAAGGAAGTAAATTAAAAGGATTGTCTTCAAAGATAGCAATAGAAAATGGATTATCATTCTACAGAGCAAATCAACTTTTAGAGAATTTCAGGAAATTTTATGAAAATAAAGGGATGATTTAATGAATAGTGAAGATATAAAATCAATAGTGGAATATTCGTTAGCAATGCTATTTACAGAAAATGTAAATAGCATTGCTAAAATAAAACAATCTGCTCTTGATATAGAGGCCTCATTACTCTCTGAACTAACGTACGTCAATTCAGAGATACAAGACGCAATAAATTTTAGTACTAGAACTATATGTTCTGAATACATTGATTTCTTGATTGATGCAATAATAGATACAAATAATAAAACTTTAGAGAATGATAAAATTTCGGCACTAACAAATTTAACTAGCAACATATCAACCAGGATTACTTATTCTAATGACCAAAATCTATGTACTCAACTTGAGAATATCCAATCTAGGATTTCTTCAATAATTAAGTATGATATAAAAAAGTCAGTTGATATAAGTCCTATATCTTCAAGTAAAGTGGTGGATTTCGTAATCTCTGCTAGGACAAAAGCAGAAGAGTTGGCATCACTATGTAACAATATAAGAATGAAAATTAAAGAATCAGACTATCTTTTAGAGGCATGTAGTTTTTGTATTTATTATTTAAATAAAAATTATATAAGTGCAGAAGCCTACCCTCCTCTCTTAGAAGAAACAAGAGAGTCAATTATCAGTATATTGACAAAAGAGTGTATTGATTGGAAAGGAGAATTGCAATGAGTTTAGCGCCTAAAATAGTTTATCCTTGTGACCACATCATTGTAGATACAACAAAAGAATATGGAGATATTTTAATGACAAGAAATGTGATTGTAGGTTTCCCTGACAAGGTTCCTACTAATATTGAATTTATCAGAATAGATGAGCTTTTGAATGAATCAAAGAATACGGAATATTCCCCAAATGTTGATTACAAACAAAAGGTATCAATCAATATAATAGAATGGATTGACCAAAATAATAATTGTCCTTCTGTAGGACAAAATTATTATATAAGGGGTGCTTATGTAAAAACAGTAACAAGAAAATCTAAGAGTGAGATATGCGAGAGATGTGGTAATAATGGATGGTACGTAGATTTATTTAATTCAAATGATGCTGAAACAATTAGTGGTGTTGCGAAACTATCACAAGATTTTATTAAAGTTCTTTTTACAGAGAAACAAGCTGATGGTTATGGAAGCAACATAACTGATATATTAGCTGAAAATGTGTATAATGAAATAGAATTATCTTTATCAATTTCATCATCAATACAAGATGTTGGAGATCAAATTATGAGATCTCAATTAGAACAAATTAATGCAGGAAATGCCGTTTCTCTGGAAGAGGCTTTGGATTCTGTTGAGGTAAAAGATATAATATTTGTTAGAGAGGAGTGTACTTGTTATATAACAACTCAAGTGCGAAACAAATTAGGCAAGACCGTAGCCTTCTCGTTCATGGTAAACAATTAATTTAAAAGGTGGTGTAATCATGGTTACAAATGTTCTAGACTTAGAAAGCATAGTTAGGGGATATATAATTGATACAATTAAACAATATTACCCTGACATAGATACAAGCGATAATTCTCCTTTTGATGATTTATTCATAAAACCAATCATCAAATTAATCACTCCATTCGTTGAATCGTTAAATAGATTGGAGTTAAAATCTAACTTATCAAATGCTCAATATTTAACAGAATCAGAGCTAGACGAAATAGGTGAAGGTAATTATTTTACAATCAGAAAAAAGGGCTATGCAGCAACGACAGCTTTGACTCTTAAATTCACTAATTTAAATTTAGACGATCCTGACTTCGTTATAAAAATTCCTACAGGAGCAACATTTACTACAAATTCAGGATTGCAATATCAAACTAAATCAACGATACTTCTGTATGCCGCAGATATGCAAAGAAATTACAACAAGAATAATCTTGCATATGAAATAGACATTCCTATTACAGCGATAGAAATTGGGACAAAATATAACATCACCGCGGGAGAAATAATTTTCACAAAAACATTTATATCAAACTCGATGGTTTCTTGCGTAAATAAGTTTGATGTCATTGATGGCTTGGATCAAGAAACTAATGTTGATTATGCTAATAGAATTAGGGAATTCTATTTATCAAGACAGTTAGGTACAGCCCCTGGATATAAAAATTTCATACTTGAATTATTCAATGAAATTGAAGATGTTTATGTTTCTGGATATAAGGACAAATATATGACCAGAGATATTTTAAAAGTTCTCAGCGATAGTGGAGAAATTGTACCTAGACATGTAGGTGGAATGGTAGACTTATATCTTAAGGGTTGTGTTTATGATACGAATCAAATATCAACAACATTGAATAATGATGTTTTACTTCTTGATTGTAAATTTGCTGACCTAATGGATGTAGTAAATCCTGAAAACAGTATAAAAATATACAATCTAACTGACTCAACAAAAACTGTAAAAATAAAAGAAGTGACAGCAGTAACAGATAGTCAGTTTTTTGGAGAAAGCACCGGAAAGACAAGATTAGTTATTGATAATACCGGAGAATGTTCTTATTCCAACGGAATATTAAGTCAAATGAAAATAGCATATTCGTACAAAATAAGTGGAGTTCAAACTGACAGCGAAAGATATTTCGATATTGGCTTAACCGAAACAAATCTAGCTAGTCCAGTAGTATCAGTAGATTCTTTAATTGATGTAAAGGGAACTACTATAACTGAAATGGATAGAAGAATAAGTATAAACAAAGTGGGCATTTCAGGTACTACAAATGAAGAGTGTACCCTAGTAATAAAGAGTGAGGAATGCTCGGAATTTTTCAATGGAATGCCAATATTAATTGGATATACATCGAACAGGACATTAAGGCGTTTAAGAGATTCATTAAATTTAGTCAATAACAGAATTATAACTACTGATGTAATAGGTAAGGAAGCTATACCAGTTCCAGTAAGTATTCAATTTAGAGTTAAGCCTACAGCAGTATATAAGAGTATGGATAGGAAGGTTCTTGAAACTAGAATAAAAGCTTCTATAATTTCATATTTCAGTAATTACAAAATGGGTGATACCGTAGAAGAATCTGATTTAGTTGGTTGGCTATATACAGATGTATCGGTTAAAGATATGATAAATTACATTCCATTACCTTTTGAAGTATTTTATATGCCAAGCGATATTAAAGAAGAGATACCTACAGATGGAAGTCAAAAAGCAATTGATGGTGTATTACCTATTGAGAAAATAGAATACCCAATATTGAACGCAAATAGATTTTCGATATCTATAATTAATTCTTAAGGTGGTGAGCGTTAAATGAATGATTTCTACAAAGACTTTCTGTATAACAAAGATCAGGTTTCTATTTTAGAAAAAGCCTATAAAGGTATCTTTGATATACTTAATGCTCAAGTCAGGGAAGTTGATAGAAATAGTATCGTTTCGAAAATATTAACTTATAAAACAATACGTTTTCAAAGAATAGATGTAACAAGTGTAATGTATACAATAAATTCATTACTTAATAACACGACACTACTAACATCTATAGGTATCAGTCCACATCTCTCTTTTGATGCGAAGAGAGAAATGTGGGATAATATGTCAAAAACAGAAAAAGCTAATCTATTAGATATAGCAGGGTATTCCATAATACTCACAAGTGTAATTAAATTACCTGATAATAATAAAACAGAGGTAATGAATTATGACATAATAGATTTTGAATTATGTGATATGACTAACAATCCTTTTGTTCTAGATGTGGATTATGTTTTTAGAGATAATAAAATAATTCTACTTAAAGAATTTTCTTTAGATGATGCTTATCAAAGAAAATTCTTAATTTTAAAAAATATAGTTGTAGATGCTAATGTTTCGGAAAATAAACTTGGATTGCCATTAGATATACCATTCTGTGAAGATTTCACTAAACCTGATTATAATGAAACGATGAAAGGTTTTATTGAAGCTGCGGCAGGTGGTCCAACTATAAGTAAACTGGAAACTTCATTAGGTAAGTATAAATCATTAGAAGATATAAAAATTATAGATAAATACAATGCCACAATAGATAAGAAATTTTGGAGCTATAACCAAACAATAAAGGATTACACTTCTAATGATTTTGTGATATCCATGCCAGTTTCGTTTTTGTATAAATCAGAAAAATTACAATACATCAGAAAATTTTTCTCAGAGATAAAACCAGCTCACACTAATTTCATATTCTCTCCTAAGCTTATAATTAGCGATATTTTGAATTTAAAATATATGGAAGATGTTGTTAATCTAACTACATTAATGAAAATAGATGGTAATGATAAACTTAACTATTCGGATAGTCAACAATTATTACAAGGATTAACTCTTTACGATGGATGGGAAGTATATAGAAAAGATGGTAAATGTCCTACATGGTTAGATGGTGAACTTTACGCAGACAGTGATAGCGCTGAATGCGACAAGATGGTTATGAATGATTCTGAGGTAATAATGACATCAGTAAAAGTACTAAGAGAAATATTAGAATATAAAGAATCATTTGAGAAATTTACATTAGGTCTGAATATTACTGACGTATGTGATTATTACTATAGTAGGGGTATCTATACTGACGAAGATAGATACTATGATGAAACTATTGATGATACTCATCTTGATTTTGTAATTGGCTTTGATGAGACTAAGAAAGATGTAGTATTAGAGATAACAGAAAAAAATATTAGCAACGCAAACTTGGATAATGAATTTTATGTTGATGGAGAAAATTATTGCGATGCAGCAAGTTTTACGGATACAGAAATATCGATAGAAACAATATCAAAATTAAAAGATAATTTAACATCGCAAAATTGGATAAAGTCAGATTTAGATTTGGCAGTTCAAGATATTTTCAATATTAATAATAAATCTCCCGAATATTATTTTGATGAAAATGCAGAGTGCGATGGAGATTGTAATTGCGATAGTATTGACCCAAAAGATACTTTAGATTTGATATTGGATTTAAAAATAGCGGATGTATATGAGAGCAATAAAGTTACAGATAATAATATGAGCTTCGATGGCGAGGATTTAGCTGACCAAATAAGCTTAACTGATAACGGACTTAATATGACATCTGTAGCAATAATATTAGACAATATAAATCCACAAGAAGAAATCAAATCAAGCATCAGCATAGAAATAGGAGATATCCTAAATACTAATCAGATCCTAAAGGATCTTTATTTTGATAACAATACTGACTTTGATAATTCTAATTATTGTGATAAGATTGATACAAGGGATACAGCTAAGTTATCACTAGGACTAATGGTATTGGATAGGTGTTACACTAATAAAAATATAGATCGTGATTCAATCTTTGATGGTGAGGATTATTGTGATATGATTGTAATGAATGATACAATAGAATTGAAGTTTATCCCAAAAAGCTAATCATGAGGAGGTAAAAAGATGATTCAAAATGGAAAAATATTTAAAGATTCCTTTTCGGGAAAAGGAACAGTTACTAAAAGGCTTATAAATAAAACAACTGGTGAGATTGCATATGAGCATACAGATCACAATCTAATAGTTAAGCTCGGACGTTCATTCCTAATCAGAGCATTAGCAGGTGAAAACCTAGATGTTAAAATTACTGATATGTCTATCGGAAAAGGAGGAACTTCTGATTTAGGTGTTAATGCATTTAATCCAATAGACCCTGTTGATGGTGATACAGATTTATTAAGTAAAATCAAAGCAGTCAATATTGCAGCTGCAACTACTAACTTAGCTGGTACAAATCCAAAGGTTACATTCACTGCATTATTTGATTGTGACGAAATAGATTCATTAGTAAATGAATGTGGTTTACACTTTGGAGATGCTACGATATTTGCGAGACATACTTTCGACACTGTTTCACTTAAGAGTAGCTCTAACTTTTCACTTCAAATATCTTGGGCTATAGAATTCTAGGATGAAAGGAGAATTTAAATGATTATTATAAATACTAAATTTCAAGAAAAATTAACAAGTAAAGCATTGAATGATAAGATTGATCTTATTGTTGGTAGCAATGCAAGAATGTTTGGCTTCGAGGCAACGAAAGCTTCGGACACATCGATTTCGTTGCCTCCAGGAAGATGCGTAATTACTGGTGCATTTATAGAAGAAGATGCTGCAACAAGAATTATAGAAATCGATCCTTCGATGTTATCTTTCGGAAAATTATATCTTCAAATGACTTACACTCATGTTGATAAAAGGGTTGAATTTACAATATCAAATGCTGAATCTACTGATGAAACCGCACTTACAATTGCGACAATCAATATGGCTAACATGAAGATTATATCTATTGATGTAGCTAAGGCACTATTATCTCTTAAGGATATGAGTGTTTATATTGACGAAGTTATACAAGAGAACATTGCTTTGGTTGAAGAACACGCAAAGCAATATACTGATAATCAAGTACAATTGGTTACAGAAACAGGAATACCTAAATTAGTTGTTTACCCATATGAAAAGCAAGCTACTGTGAATAATCAAACTAAGTTTGATATTCCTTATGAGCAGTTTGATAAAGATACAGATACATTGATTCTTGCAAAGAATAGTGCAATTCCACTTCGGACTGGTTTTTCTATAACTAATCCAATTGAGAATCCTGATAACTCTATAACAAAAGGATATATAACATTAACTGAAGGTGTATCGATAGGCTCTTGGGTTCAAATGTATATATTTAAGAATGTTCCAATGGGAACAGAAGGAGCTGTAGCAGGAGCAGTTTTAGCAATTAATTCAGTTCCTTCGAACAGAGTTCAAGGTCTTGATGATATGAAACAACAAACCAAGACTTATACAGAATTAGCTTTGATGGTCACTAACAAGACATTAGTTCCAGGAACTCAATACGTACTTAGTGATTACAGAACTAAGTATCAACAACCTGATACACTTGCTATAAAAGAAATGGCAGTTGAAAGATTAGTTCTTACAGCTATTAGCGACAGTACATTTGCAAAAGTATGTAGTTCACTGGACTACCCACAGGACACAATCCACTATGATTTTTCATTAAACTTGTGCGAAGATGGTACTACAAGCAGGACAGGATTTATACTTAGAAGAATAGATGAAAGTCCTAATGTTAGCACAAATGCACCTCTGGACTGGAGAACAATGTTGTGGGCTAGGTATCTACCAAATCCTAGTCAATATCTAATAGGCACAACACTAACTAACTATTCAGTGTGGACTAGCGGAATAGCCCTCCCTAATGTTTTATATAAGAGTGGCAACGCAATATACAAAGCTTGGAGATTTGATACTGCACCTTCAAGTGCTACAGATAGTGCATTTTTTATACCAGTATATCAAGACATAACTGTAGGAGCTATGCTAAGAGATTTAAAGGTCAGTACTACAGGAACACAGGATATCACCTTGCAGAAGTCTGCCACGTATAAAGAATACCTAACATTTATGAAGAGTCATGATAGAATTACTATCGGAGCTACTATATATGGATCATACAATCCCAAATATTTATTACCTAATAATGTCTTTATGGGAGATGTAATGACTTGTTCATTTGGAAGTGGCTGTTACAGTAATACTTTCTTTGGATACTGCTATAGTTGTGACTTTGGTAGTGAGTTTGACCTCAATACATTTTTAGGTGACACTATGAGAAACTCATTTGGTTCAAACTGTTTCAGAAATATATTTGGAAATAACTGCAATTATAACTCCTTTGGTTCAAGTTGCTATGATAATACATTTGAAGCATCAGTTGGGAATAATATATTTGGAGGGGCTTGTTATAATAATATACTAAAGAGTGGCTGTGGAGCTAATACATTTGGAGCTAACTGTTATTCAAATATAATAGGCAGAAATAGTAATAGTAATATGTTCATGAGTAGCTTCTATAATAATATTTTAGGTACTACATGTTGCAATAACATATTTGGAGTAGCCTTTAACGCCTCTGTGCTAGCAGACAACTGTAGTGGAAATGTTTTTGGTAGTGATTGTCACCATACTACATTTGGAACTGGTTGTGCCTCTAATATATTTGGAGCAAATTGTAACAATAATACATTTGGTGCAAACTGTGGTAGTAACACATTCGGTTCAACATGCTATTCAAATAATTTTGTCTCAAGTTGTTGTAATAACAGTTTTGCTGGTGGATGTCATCATAATACATTTGGGGATAGCTGTAATGACAATTATATGGCAAGTGATAGTTTTAACAACACGTTTGGTAATGGATGCGGTGGAAACAATTTATCTTGTGACTGTAGTTATAATATATTTGGAACAGTCTGCAACTATAATCACCTACAAAGTTCCGTAAACGGAAATACATTTGGAAATAACAAGGCAAATTTACTCGTAAAATTTATGAGAACTAAAAATATATCTGCTGTGACAGCTCTAGAAAGCAGAGATTATACTACTACTATAGAGAAAAGAAGTGATGGATATATAGTATATTGGTCATTAAACAGCTCTAATGTAATTGTAGCTACTACTATAGCATAGAAGGAGGAATGAATAATGTCAGGAATATTAAAAAGAGAAGATATGAGTCCAGAGTTCTTAGCAGAACTTGATAAAGTAAATACAGTGAACCCTGTAATAGGGTTCGGTATGAATAATGTAATAAAGAGTACTGGGAGAACTAACACTTCTCCTAAGTTCACTATAAAGGGAAAGACAATTGTTAATTTATTGGGGCGTGATGGGAATTGTGAAGATGTGAGTAAATGGGGCACATGGAATGCAGTATTAACATTGGACTCTTCAAACAAAGTGTTTGGTAGCAATGGAATAAAAGTTACGGGTAATAGCGCAGAGGGTTCAAATTTATTCAAAGAAGCAATATCAATAATGGACAAAACAAAATATTACTGTCTTAGTTCATATATTAAAAATGGAAATACTGCAGCGGGAATTCAATTATCGGCAGAAATAATTAATGGAGCTAATCCGAAAGGATGGAAAGGTGCAGGAGTAGTTACTGATTCAACTAAGTTTACTAGGTGTTTTATAAAGCTACAACCAAGTGAACTAGTGAACGCAACTAGTATACTGTTGCACCCATTTGGATTCACTGAAAATGGTAAGTATGCATATGTTGATGGCGCTATGTTAGAAGAGATAACCGCAGCACAGTATGCAGATTCTAGTTTTGTACCTTCGCCTTACGTTGACAGCTATGCTTGCCTTACTAATCCTTATTTTGAGATTCGCCATAATAACTTAGTCATAAATGGTAACACTGAAGACGGATCAGCAGGATGGGTGTCATATGCTAATGGTAAATCGATAGTGGAAAACGGTAAATTCAAGTTTTCAAATTCCGCAATAAGCGATTCAGAATTTGAAATAATTAATGTTAGACCTAATACTGATTACGTCTTAAGTGCAAACCTAAGTAATGGTACTGGGACTGCTAAAATTAAGGTTGATAATTTGGATGGCTCTGTCACATTATTCAATGGAGTTGGAACATTCAATAGTGGAAACAATACATCTATAAGAATTGTTAGATATTCCTCTACTGTCGGAACTGCTTATTTTGATTCCATTATGTTGGTAGAAGGAACAGTTGCTCCAGCTTTCTATAAATCAAGTGAGATAGAAAGAGTAGTTCTAGAAACTAAACTAGCTGACGGTGATAGCGTTACTTACGAAAATGGAAAAGTAGATGGGTCAAAGAATGTGAAGCACCCATCGCCTTTGTTCGGTAAAGACTATGCTTGGCAATTTGGCTCTGATTTAACTGGTGCAAAATCCATAAGAATTCCAAGCTCGGTTTCTGCTTTAAGAGGAGTTGCGTTCTCAGAAAAAGTTGTCAAATATGATGGAAGTGTATTGGCACATCAAGACGTATTTGATGCAAACTCAAAAGATGTAAGTTGTCTTGATGCTCTCAACGACATGTATTTAGCAGTTAAAGATGTGGATACAGGATTTGCAGAAGGAATAAATCCTAATTCAAACGAGATAAAAGCATGGATGAATGGTTGGAAGTCATGGGGAGGTCCAAATGCTAGCAATAGATACTTCATATGGGCAAGTTTAGTTGATGGAAGTTTACCTTTAGTAGTACCTCAAACCACTGCGACTTCAGCTTATGCGGCTAATTCAACAACCTTAGTAGTTGCAGATGGTTCAAAGTTTATTGCAGGTGAATCAGTATATATAGGAACAGTAGGTTCTGCAATTATAGGAAGTATAAGTGGTAACACTTTGACATTATCTACTCCTTGTGGTGCTAGTTCACCTTCAGGTTCACAAGTTGTAAGGATAGATAATGGTTCTACTGACACAAGAATACTTAGCTATTGTATAAATAATATTGCCCCAGGATATGAGGGGTACCAATTGCACTACAAATTAACTAACCCTGAGACACTTACAGACGCTAATTGTAGAGTGCATGGAGATATACCTCAAATAGAAGAAGGAGACAATTATTTATTTATTGACAGCGGTATTGTTATTGGGGAAGCTAATTCTCCATGGTATAACTCTACTGATAGTCTCTACTACATGAATGATCTTGGTGGTAGTATGTTTAGATATAAGTCAGATTGGGTATTGAATATATTTAAGAATGGCATATATAATAGTTCAGCTTGGAATATATACCAGACTACTAATCCTGCCTATTCAAATGGATATGGTAAAGCAAATATGCTTGCAAGTACTAACGGATTTGACGCATCAGCAGCCTATACCGTTGACTACAAGATACTAGCAACGCAAGCACCGCAAATAGGTAGCATAGCTTGTAGTTATGTTTATGATATAATAAGTGTATTAAATCAAGTACAAGAAGAAGTTGACAGCAGACAAGTACACGATACCGTTCTGGATACATTAATAGATAAAAGTATATACGAGGAAATTTATTTAATGGATGGATATCCTATTACATGGGCAATAACAGATGGTTATCCTGTAGGTCTTTTGTTATTTGTTCCTATGTCACCTAAAAAAGTTGCCAAGCCAAATGTTACTGTTAAAGTAGGTGGTATTTGGTGTCCAGGCGTTGGAACACTTAATGACAGTTATTTAACCTTAGTTAGGATTCAGGAAAATGGTATAGTTATATCAGTTTTAAATAATAATCCTGCATTAAAAAGTCAAGTTCCTACTAGGGGCGTATATGTTCAAGGACTCGGAACTTGGAAAATAACTATAGATTGTAGAGAAAAAGTATAGGAGGTGCTCAAGTGTTAAATTTTGACAAAACAGATTTAAGAGATGGAATATTATATATCGATAGTGAAGATGGCACAAAGTGCATATACGAAGAAGGAGCAACAGAAACAGAGAAAGCAATGTTTGCTGAATTCAGGGCTAAATACCCTGACGGCAAACCACAACCTCAAATAGATACGCCTATGATGAATGACCCAGTAGACCAAGGCAGTATGGATATGGCAGAAGCAATAATTTCACTTACAATGGAAGTTGAAATTTTAAAAGCAAATGCTGGACTTTCTTAGAAATAAAGCGTAGAATAAGTATGTAAAAGTAATATTTTGGGAGGTGCAATATAATGAAACCATATTTAATAACATGCTATGCTATTTTAGTTAAGGGTGGTAGATGGGATTTAGAACCAGTAGAAGGTAGCACTAAGCCAGTAGTACCAACTAATACTGATCCGAAACTAGATTACAGAGCTGCTGTAGCTGAGTATATAGCTATGCAAACAGTAGTTGCTTAGTAGTTAAAAATAACTAAATAAAAAGGAAGGTGAAATTTCACCTTCCTTTTTATTTAGTTATTTTGATGTTAGAATTAAGTGATAGAAATAATAATTGAATATTAAATTTAATAGGAGGATAAAAATAGATGAAAGAAAGAAAATATTCAATAACAATAATGGTAGTTTCAGTAATAATAGCTTTAATATTAGGAGCTAATATTTATTCAGTTTTAACTACGTCGCAGACTATGGAAGAACTAAAGAGGAATGATATAGAAAGGACAAAGGAACAAGAGTACATCGCTATCATGGCTATCGTTGATGAAAATATTGACAAAGCAAAAGTGCAAGCAGATATCGTTAAAGATTCAGCAGAAAAAGATATACTCAAAGCATACCCAAATAAAGATGCGTTGAAGCATGATTTGAGTGTCATAGGAGATTACCCAATATATCATATATTGAAAAGTAATATACAGGGCAAATTTCTGAATGTAAAAAATGATAACAATGATATGAATGTTTGGACTAAATTAGGAAAGGTAGCTGATACATCTCATAATTGTGCATTTGAATTGGGTGAAGTGTTTACAATAGACAATGAGATAGCTAAACAAAATAATAAACCTCTTGCAAGAATAGCCATAAATGGTTTCATGAATCAGACAAATAAAGATTATAGCTTCTGGATGTACTTACCTACACCTGATGGATATTATCTGCCAGTAAAAATGGATGAGTCCGAACTACAAAAATTATTCGATAAGTATGGAGCTAAAGGATTCGAATACGTAGAATTTTTAACTGCAAGTTACCTAAGACAAGATTCTGATATTTTTGGCATAGAAGATATAGATCAGAATGGCATTAAAACAGATAATGATAAAATTGTATTCATTCAAGGATTCAACGTATA